ATCACGGCTCGATCGGCAAAAATCCGCTGTAGGGGGCACCCCCCACCCCCGCCCCTTACGTTCGATCGTTGAAGACTTTCGCCGTTGAACTCTTGCGCACGCGGGCAGTCGGCCAGCGCTCGCAGCACGCGCGCAACGCAAGTCGGCGCACGCCGCAGGCCAGCGCACGCGTGCAGCCCGCGCCTCTCGCGCGCATCGCGCGTACGTCGCGCGCATCGCGCACACACGCACGCGTGAGCGCACGCCTGCCGGGCGAACGGGGGACCGATGGCAGGACGGACCGGCGAACGGGGGAACGGGCCGCAGAACGGCACGCAAACCCCTTCTGACCAGCGGAAACGCACCGATCGGCCAGCGCGTACGGCCAGCAGGCCGAGAACGGGCGGCAAATACGGACAGACCAGGGCAGGACAGGCGGTCTCGTTTCGGTAACGGTCACCAGACAGAACCGGCCGAACCGGACATCGAACCAGTCGTGTGACCCACGTCACATGACTTTCTATCGTCGCAGGTCAGAGGGGGTGCGAGACCCCGAAAACGACCCCGAAACGGCCGTCCGTCGGTGTGTTGGGCTGACATCCCCGAACCCTTGGGCTAGCTTGGTCCCCGTAAGTCAGCACAACACACCGACCGAACGACAGAACGGAGCACACGATGAACGCCAACCCGCACAACGCATACGGACCGGCCCCCTAGACGCATCCCGCGCCGCAGTGCGCCGGGCCGGAAGTGAGCCGGGGAACCTTCCTAGGAGTCGAGTCCTAGGGCGTGTGGACGACTACACGCGGTAGATGGCGATCGTCTCAGCCAGCGTTACGAGGAGCGGGTCTTTACGTTGCAACCTGTACGCGTCGTGGCGGCAGGAAAAGGCACGGCAGACGAAGCGAAGGGGCGTCCCGTCTTTAGGGGCGCACCGATGGGGTCGACTCCCCGCACGCCTAGGACTTACCCGTGCAGCACGTAGGGACTGCCCGTTCCCGCCCCAGACCGGGGTGCCTTACCGCCCGCCAAACGGAAGGGAGGTAGCGAGGGACCGACCGTCGGTCCCCAGCGCGGTAAGGCACCCCGGTTAGGGGGCGGGTTCCGGGTCTAGTCCACCCCGGCTCCGTCAACGGACAGCAACACCCCCCGCAGTACCCAGCATGACCCGCGCCCCCTACGGGGGGCGCACCGAATACCGCGCTAGGCAGCGCACGCCGCAACCATCGACCACTGCCCGACGATGACACCCGCGAGTCACTCCCCAGGTTGGGGAGGTACCGCAGTGCCACGCTCCGGGGACACGTTCACGCCGTCGGCCTCTGTCGCTACGCCTACCGCCCCCGGTCGGGGCGGTGAGAGCGGGACGCATCGAGCGTCGCCGCCGCCGCCCCAGACCGGCACGCCTTCAGGTCGGCCGGCTTGCCCGGCCTGCCCGATGGGGTGCCAGTCCCGGCCCCCTCCCGTACCCACGTTTTGGAGGACACCCATGCCCGTTTCCCTGTCCAAGCCGACCGACCGTGTCGTGCCCGATGTGCTGTTCCTGTCCGAAATCGCCCGTGAGATCGGCGTCACCCGTGCGACCGTGACCAACTGGCACCAGCGGCACGAGGACTTCCCGCAGGTGCACGCGATCGGCGGCCAGAAGTACGTGTCCCGTGCGGACCTGTTCGCCTGGCTCGACAAGGGCGACCGCTGGGAGAAGATTCGGCGCGCACAGACGCGCGAGGTTACCGAACGCAAGCCGCGTGTGCGTAAGGATGCGGCGGAGCTGCGCCGTTTGATCGCCAAGCACGAGGCCGCCCTGTTGCGCCTGAACCGTGAGCTTCAGCGTGCGTTGCGTGATGAGCAGGTGTGATCCGCTGACCCTGATGTGATATGCTGACGTAGTCGGCAGCCCGACCGGCAGGCACCCAGGTTCGAGCCCTGGGCGGGCACTCCACCCCCCAACCCCTTCGATGATCGGAGTGATCATGAGTACCTACCTGTCCCCCGCTTCCTTTGGCATGATTCAGGCCGCGCACGAGCCGTGCGGCTGGTGTGGCGGGTTCGAGTGTCTGTCCCCCGCCCGTGACCTGCCGGACGGCACCCACATCCACTACTGCCGGGTCAACGAAGCGCCGGGCCTGCGCACGCTGGGAAGCTGCACCCCGACGGGTGAGGTGTGCCCCGGATGCTGCGAGTCGTGCCCGGTCGTGCCGCAGGACCCGGCCACCTGGCACGAGTGCACGCACCAGAACAACCCCCCGTGTGATCTGCACCTCGCCGAGTACGAGCGTGAGGCGGGTCTCGCGCACCTCGCCGACCTGCGGGCCGACTACGAGGCCGAGGTGTGGGCCGCCGCCACGATGGACGCTTACTTGTGGGACTAAATGTGATAGACTGACATCAGTCAGCAGGGAGACCGGCAGTCACCGGGGTTCGAGACCCCGGCTCCCACTCGCAGTGTGTAACACTGACAACCCCAACCCTTCCCCCAGGAGGCACCCGTGTCCATCTTCGAGACCCCCGCGCTCGCCCTGTCCGACGTCCTCTCCGTCAACGTCCGCTGGTACCGCTTCTGGCTCGCCGACGCCCGTGCGGAGTCCCCCCGCATCGCCGATGCGACGTCCACCCCGGATGAGATGCCCGACGACGCGCGTTACTACCTCACCCGTGACGGCCAGTCCGGGTTCGGCGTGGCTGCCGACGGCACGCTGATCGGCCTGTTCTCCCGCGTCAAGGGGCGTGGTGCGTCCCTGGTCCAGGCCGCGATCGACCGGGGCGCGGTGTCGCTCGACTGCTTCGACGGGTTCCTGCCGGGCTACTACGCCGGGTTCGGGTTCCAGGAGACGGAGCGCGTGGCCAACTGGACGCCCGGCGGTCCCGACGTGGTGTTCATGTCCCTGCGGGTGTGATCGACAGACCAGAGTGTGTTAGGCTGATGTAAGTCAGCAGGGAGACCGGCAGGCACCGGGGTTCGAGTCCCCGGCTCCCACTGCTCCCGCCCGACCGGGCGAGTGAGCGTCCATCCCGTGAGAGGTAAGAGATCATGACCGTTTCGCTCGACAAGCTGACCGACCCTGCCGACTCCGCCACCGCCGCGAGCCTCCGCCTGGAGGTGCAGCGCCTGACCGACGCCCTGGAACTGACCAAGGCAGACCTCACCCGCACGCAGGGTGCGCTCGGGAGCATCGAAGCGCGCTACTCGAACCTGCACGGTGCCCTCCAGCGCGAGCAGGAAGAGGCGCGGGCGGCCCGCGAAAAGTACGGTGAGCTGCGGGAAAACGCTCGCGGCCTGCTGCGGGGGATCATCTCCGAGTACGACCTGGACGACTACCGGCAGGAGATCTCCGACAAGGGTGAGGCGATCGGCCTGGCCCAGCTCGACTACACGTACAACGGCAAGGTGACCGTGTCGTTCGAGATAGAGGGCCTGCGCAAGGCGGACGGCTCCGACTTCACCGAGGACGACGTGCGGTACTACCTGGAGGCCACCCTGCGGGCGTCCGGCGGGTTCGAGCTGGACTACGAGTCCGGCGAAATCGAAGAGGTCGAGCTTGACCTTGCCTGAGTGTGTTACACAGACTCAAGTGTGATAGGCTGAGATCACTCAGCAGGACGCGAGTAGCCACAACCTCGGTGCGAGTCCAGGGCGTCCACCCCTCCCCCTCCTTGCAGCGCCGGACTCGCCGGCCGCCTGCCTACCCACCCACGCCCTTGAAAGGGGACACCCATGTACCAGCTCGACAACGAGACCCTTGAGCAGATCGCCCAGCAGTGCCTGGCCGAGCCCTCGAACGCCTACTTCCGGGATGACCGACTCTTCAACACGCACGGTGCGGTCCTGAGCTGGGCGGAGTACGGCGACAGCATCCTGGACGAGTCCAACTACCGGAGCGCGCTCGACCTGATCCGGGCCGCCGCCGACGACGGGCGGGACGACACCGAGATCTCCGACAAGCACGTGATCGACGGGACGTCGAGGCACTGGGCGGTCGGCTCCCTGCGCACGATCTACGTGCAGGTCCGCGAAGACTACGAGCGGTGCGACTTCACCGGCTGCGCCGGGGCCGCCATGTGGTGGCGTGAGGGTGCCGAGACCCACACCCAGTTCTGCGAGGACCACCGCGAGGAGTACGACGCGGACGGCCTGTCATACGAGCCGCTCATCCCGCCCTTCACCGCAGCGTTCATCGAAGCGGCGGAGATCATCACCGCGCTTCAGGACTACCCGGTGCTCGACGAGTCGGACTACTCCGACCGGGAGTACGAGCGGTTCCAGTCGAACCTGAACGAGGCCCTGGAGTACGTGCAGCGGGACTTCGAGGACGACACCGAGGAGCAGTCGGCCGAGATCTCCGAGCGTGCATACGAGGAGCTGGGCGAGCTGCTGGGCCAGCACTCGGACGGGTGGGTCGACTCCGACCGGGTCGAGGAGATCTACCGCGAGGCGCGGGACGCGTACTTCACCGAGCTGGGCAACGCCTACCTGAACGCGCCCATCGAAGGCCAGCTCACCCTGGTCTGAGTGTGTTAGCCGGACTCTGTCCGAGGGTGACCGGCAGGCACCGAGGTTCGAGCCCTCGGCACCCACTTCCCCGCCCGTCCGGGCGGACCTGATGAGAGGTACCCCCATGCTCCCGACCGGCCACGTCCGTCTCCAGATCGCAGCCCACGGCCAGTACCAGACCAGCGTCGACAGCTTCGACCTGCTGCTCTCCGAGTTCATCAGCGGTGCCCTGCCCCAGTCGGTGGACGCCCTGCGCGCCGAGCTTCAGCGCGTGTCCGACGAGGAGTTCGGCCACGGCCTCGACTTCTCCGACCTGTCGACCGTGACCGAGTGCCTGCTGATCTTCGCCGAGCTGCGCGGACTCGCCACCAACTGACCCGCCAGGGAGACCGGCAGACACCAGGTGTTCGAGTCCCTGGCTCCCACCCATCCGACGCAGGCAGTAACCAACCCATCCCGAGAGGAACGCATCACCCATGAAGATCGAGCGCGAGGCGTACGAGATCGAGACCCAGGCAGGCACCTTCTACGTCACCGTCGTCACGGCGGACCGCGACTCCCGGTACGACTTCGACACCCAGGAGCGGGTCGAAGTCCTCACCCCCCGCGTGTGGGTGAGCACCGACCCCCAGTTCAAGGGCGACGTCGACCTGGGGTCCGTGAAGATCCGGGGCCGCAAGTACACCACCGAGTACACCTACAAGCGGCAGGTCGAGCACCCGTCGGACCTCGACCGCAACGGCCAGCCCCTGAAGTGGCGGCGTGACACCCAGACCTACAACCGAGGTCGCCGCAACGACCAGGGTGCGCAGGTCAGCTACAACGCCAAGGCGTACGACACGCTGGACGTCCTGGAGCAGGAGGCCCTGGTCAAGTTCGAGCAGGAGCACCCGAACTGGCAGGCCGAGAGTGTCCTGCTCCGCTTCCAGTACGAGCGCGACCACGCCAACGAGCAGGCGGAGCGGCTGCACCGCGAGGCTGCCGAGCGGGAGGTCGAGGCCGCGAAGTGGCAGGTCCGCATCGACGACCTGGTGCAGCACGACCTGATCGTCCGCCCCACCGCCTGATCTACCGCCTGACCCACTGACGGGAGCGGGACCGAGGTGAGTTCGGTCCCGCCCCCTGACCCCAACGATACGAGGAGCACGACATGGGACGCATGAAGGACATCGCGATCGACCTGATCAGCTACGAGCTGGGCGAGCTGGACGACGCGGAGACGCTGGACCTGTTCGCCACCCTGATCCGTAGCGGCATGGCCTGGACGCTCCAGGGGACGTACGGCAGGACCGCGGGGCGGCTCATCGCGGCCGGCCTGATCACCGAGGACGGCACCGTCGTGCCCGAGGCGTTCGAGGAGCTGGCCGCGTGAGTGAGACCCTCCCCCGCCAGTTGAGTGCGCGGGTCGACAAGGAGCTGATCGGCTCGATCCGGATGCTGCGCCGGGCGGGCCTGAGCTGGAGCCAGATGGTCAAGTGGGGGGTCGCCCTGCTGGCCGACGTCTACGCCGCAGCGTGGGAGCACCGCATCGTGCCCATCGGCGAGACGCCCGAGCTGAAGTCGTTCATCTACGCCAAGCGCAAGCGCGAGCAGGGCACCCCGCCCTGGCACACCGAAGACACCGACACCACCACCTCGAAGGAGCAGTCCGCATGATCGCCGCCGTCCTGTCCACCGCCTTCTCCACCGTCAAGACTCTGACCCCCAAGACCACCGTCGTGATCGCCCTCGGTGCCGGTCTGGTGCTCGGTGCCGCCACCCCGATCAGCGAGCCCGCCCCGGTCGCCCAGTCCTTCACCCTCGCCGACCCGCAGATCTCCTACGTGGGTGCGTCCTGGGTTCCCCCGAAGCTGCCGACTCGGGCCTGCTCCCTGGACAACCAGGTCACCCGCTCCTGCTACTACGACGCCGCGAAGCGGGGCAACGGCAAGGGCTACTCGTACACCAGGGACGCGCACGGGAAGGTGACCTACCTGAACCCGAAGCTGAACAACCAGGCCGCCCGCGCGAAGTGGGACGCGGGCAAGCAGGCCGCCGGGTGGGAGGACTGGGGCACGGTCGACGGACATGCCCTGTGCTGGGCGAAGGTCGGCGACACCTCGCGCGTCGCTTGCTTCGACGGGTACCGCACCACCTCCTGATTCCAGAGCCGCGTGTGTTACGCGGACAGGGTGACCGGCAGGCACCAGGGTTCGAGCCCCTGGCACCCACCCACCTGACCTACCTGACCGACACTCTGAGAGGACACCGCAGTGAAGTGCATCGTGACCAGCAGCCAGGGCATCGGCTGCAAGAACGAGGCGAACGGCCGAGCTGACGGCCTGTGCCTGGCCCACCGTTCCCGCGTCGCCCGCTGGGGCCACGTCGGCAAGGACATCCCGCTCCGCGAGTACATCCGCACCGCCCCTGTCGCCGCCCCGAAGTACCTCAAGGGCGAGACCGACGAGGAGAAGTTCTTCAGCGCCGTCGTCTGGTCCGGTCAGCACCAGATCTGGACGGGTGGCATCTGCAAGTCGACCGGCCTGGGTCAGCTCTCGTACAACGGCTACAACCAGACCGCCGGCCGGGTGTCCTGGCTCATCCACTGCGGCCCCCTCCCGCGCGGTGTGCGTGTGGTGCCCACCTGCGGTGACCGGCTGTGCGTGCGGCTGTCCCACCTCCAGGCGGTGTACGCCAACGGTGAGCCGTACGTGGACCTGACCCCGGCGGAACTCGATGAGCTGGCGGGGGTGTGATACAGTGACTGCGTTCGGCTGGAAGTACACGGATGGCGGCTGGCAGTGGCGCCCCGACATCGAGACGCAGATGGCCGAGATCACGGGCGGCCTGTACGGCGAGGAGTACGAGGACCGACGCCGCGAGCTGGAGGAGCTGGTCGACGCGGTCCGCCGGGAGTGGGCGGTCAAGCTCCGCGACGCGGCCGACAACCTGGCCGACCCGATGGGTCGCCACTTCTACACCGGCACCGGCATGATCCATGCCGCTGACCTGCTCGACCCTGACAAGGAGGACCCGCAGTGAGTGACAACCTGCTCGTCGGTCTGGCCGGCTTCGCCCGGTCCGGCAAGGACACCGCAGCACAGACCCTCGTCGAGGGAGGGTGGCGACGAGACGCGTTCGCCGACCGACTGAAGGACTTCCTGGTCCGGCAGAACCCGCTCGTCAAGACCTACCCGGACGTGCCGCCCGTGCGGCTGGCCAACCTGGTGGCGGCGATCGGCTGGGACCAGGCGAAGGAGAAGTTCCCCGAGGTGCGCCGCCTGCTGCACGCCACGGGCACCGACGCCGGGCGCGTGACGCTGGGCGAGGACGTCTGGATCGAGGCCCTGTTCAGGGACTACGAGCCCGAGCGCGAGGCGCTGGTGGTGGCCGACGTGAGGTTCCCCAACGAGGCGCGAGCCGTACGGGGCCGCGGTGGTGTGGTGCTCTGGATCGACCGGCCCGGAGTCGGCCCGGCCAGGGACGAGCACGGCCGCCCGTACCCGTCCGAGGTGGCGCTGGCGAACTGGAAGTTCGACGCCACCCTGATCAACGACGGAACCGTGGACGACCTGCGAGACCGCCTGCTGGGTGTCACCTCGCTCGCCGGCCAGTTCCTCGCCGCAGCCTGAGTGTGATAGAGTGACTGTCATCAAGCGGATCGCCGAACTGGATGCCCTGCCGAACGGCTCGGTCATCGTCGGCCTCGATCCCCAAGCAACCGTGGTGCACAAGGCCGGCGGCCACTGGATCGACCTGAACAAGCCGCCCGGCACCACCTGGAACGTCCGAACCTACGTCATGGCCCGTCGGTGGGGCGTAAGAGCCCTGTCCGTACCCGAGAGGAACCCGCAGTGAGCAACGACCCGATCAAGGAACTGGAGCAGGGCATCCTGGAGCTGATCTCGCACCAGGTGCACGTGGTGAAGGGCCAGGTCATCGCCCTGGTCGAGCAGTACGAGGCGCGCGAGGCCAAGCGCGAGGCCGACATCCAGTCCTTCTTCAACGAGGAGGGCGACGTCGACACCGACAAGTACAGCTACGAGCAGTACGACGAGGTCGTGGACGACGCCGGGCAGGAGGCCCGCGACGACCTGGGCGGCCTGCTCCGCGAGCTGCGCGAGCTGCTCAACGTTCCGGCCCAGGTGTGATAGGCAGAGCGTGAGAGGCAGAGACAGCCTGGCCGACGTCCGGGCCAGCGAGAAGGACTTCGAGAGGTTCTTCAAGAAGGTGGACGTCGGCCTCTGCTGGGAGTGGACAGCGGCCAAGAGCCGCAACGGTTACGGCCAGTTCTACTGGTCGGGGAAGCTGCGCTACGCGCACCGCTGGCTGTACGCCGCACTGGTCGGCGACGTGCCGGCCGAGATGGACCTGGACCATCGCTGCAAGGTGCGGCACTGCGTGAACCCCGACCACCTGGAGCTGGTCACCCGGCAGGAGAACCTCCACAGGTCGGCCGCGGTGGTCACCTCGGACTTCTGTCCGGAAGGCCATGACAAGCGGATTCACGGAGTCCCCAGGGAGGACAAGCCCCACCTGCTGAGGTGCGGGATCTGCCTCCGAAGGAAGGCGGCCGAGCGGCAGAGGCGCTACGCCGCACGGAAGAGAGAAGCGAAGCGCAGTGCGGCTAACTCCTAGGCGACACGAGGTCCAGGCGCTCGTCGACATCCTGACGGACCCGACCTTCGACACCCCGGAGGCGATGGCCAAGGCCGTCTTGAAGGAGGCGGCCTCCATCATCCAGATGCGGGACCTGTGGGTCCTGACCCACATCTGGGAGGACGGGCGGAAGGGCCTGAATTACGGGCCCTTCGGCTCCACCGCCGAGGCGGAAGCCTTCGCCAAGAAGGTCGCCTTCGGCGGTACCGGGCGGGTCATCCCGCTGACGTCCTCGGGCATCGCCCTCGCCAACCACGACGGCAAGGCCGGCTGGCCCGGCTACTGCTACGACCCGCAGTGCGGGCACCCCCCTTACACCCACTCCGCCGCAGGTGCTGCCCGAGGCCAGTGCCAGCTCACCACCTGTGAGTGCGTGAAGTTCGTGAAGGACCCACCCAAGACCAAGAAGACCAAGAAGTGAGGAGCAACCCCCGATGAGTGCCAAGACCGTTGACTGGAGGAGCTGCGACTGCGGCCTGAAGCGCGCGTTCTCTTCCCGCCAGGATGCAGAGAAGGCGATGGGCCGAGCGCAGGCCAAGAGGACCCGCAGGGCTGACGTACGCGGTACGCGGCGCGGCCTGAAGGTGGAAGGCCGGGTCTACGAGTGCGACTTCGGGGGCTGGCACCTGACCAGCATGTCCCGCCGGGCCTACGAGGAGCTGTACGCGTGAGCGTGCGAGAGGAGCAGACAGTGAAGACCAGGAACGGATGGGGCTGGATCAAGGGCTTCGGGTACGCCAACGGCACGCCCGAGCGGTCAGTCCTGGAGACCCCCGACTACCAGGCCCTATACGAGGACGCCCGCGAGCGGCTGACGCAGGTCGAAGAGGTTCTGCTGAACGTGCCGGCGCACCGGGCGGTCGGTGACGCTCTCGACATCATCCTTGCGGAGCAGGTGTGATACACAGACCGCCGAAGCGGGCCCCGTACTGCGTCGCCACCGCGGCCCTCGCCCTGCTGATCCTGCTCATCCTCGCCCCGCCGGCACACGCCCCCGGTGCCGAGACCCCCATCGTGAACAACCAGAAGGACGTCACCCCGTGACCATCACCTACCGATCCGACATCACCGTCCAGCCGATGCGCACCAGCGCGATGGACTACGACGTGGTCCAGGCCGCCCGAGTCTCCACCCTGGGAGCGGAGGCCGCAGGCTCCAGTGGTTCGACCGCCGGCCTGATCAACTACCTGATGCGGGACCGGCACGGCAGCCCCTTCGAGCACAACTCGATGACCTTCCTGGTCCAGGCCCCCATGTTCGTGGCCCGTGAGTGGATGCGTCACAGGGTGGGCTGGAGTTACAACGAGGAGTCAGCGCGCTACCGGGAGTTGAAGCCGGTGTTCTACATCCCGGCCGAGGACCGCAACCTCCAGCAGGTCGGCAAGCCTGGCGCCTACCGGTTCGAGCCGGGCACCCCGCTCCAGTACAACGTGATGCGGGACGTCGCCCGCGAGAGCTACCGCCACGCCTGGAACGCCTACCAGGTGATGCTCCGGGCCGGCATCGCCCGCGAGGTCGCCCGCTCCGCCCTCCCCGTCGGTACGTACACCTCGTTCTTCGCCACCTGCAACGCCCGCAGCCTGATGCACTTCCTGAGCCTGCGCACCACCGCGGAGGCCGCGCGGTTCCCCTCGTTCCCGCAGCGCGAGATCGAGATGGCGGCCGAGCAGATGGAGGAGCACTTCGCCCGGCACATGCCCCTCACTCACGCCGCGTACGTGAAGAACGGCAGGGTCGCACCGTGAGTGTCCAGTTCCCGCAGGTGCGGGCCGAGTGGCGCGAAGTGGACTGGAGCCAGGAGAAGCGCACCCGCTTCACCACGCTGCTCCTGCGTCTTCTGGCAGAGGATGACGAGGACACCGAGGAGTGATAGACGGTGGTCCGACTGTCACAAAGTAGGTTAGATTTACATACAGTCCCACGGAGGCATCCCGGCCAAGGGGTGCCTCCGTTCTGTGTTAAGGAGACATCGGTGAGCAACACTCTTCTGCCGGGGCAGAGACTGCGTCGTCGCATACGCGTCGCCATCTACCGGCGCGTGAGCACCAACAAGCAGGTCGACGGCTTCGGTCTCGACGCGCAGGACGAGCTGTGCCGGCGCTGGCTGGACCTGATGATCGGCGTCGGCAACTACATCGTGGTGGACGTCTACACGGACGGCGGCGTGTCCGGGAAGCTCGCCGAGCGTGAAGACCTGGACCGCATGAACGCCGACATCGCGGCCGGCCGGATCGACCTGGTCATCTTCGGCAAGCTCGACCGGATCGGGCGCACGATGAAGAACATCCACCGCTGGGTGTACGACACCCAGGACATCGAGGTGGAGAAGGGCCGCAAGGTCCGCATCGTCACGGCCGACAACCGCATCGACTCCGAAGGCGAGATGTTCGAGGTCACCCTGGCCTTGCTCGCCTACATGGCGCAGATGGAGCACTCCCTGATCCTGGAGCGGACGATGTCCGGCCGTATCCAGAAGGTCATGGCGGGCGGCTGGCCGCACGGCGGCATCCCGTACGGGTACATGATCGACCCGGAGACCGGGGACGTCGTGGTCAACCCGCTCGAAGCCGTGGTGATCGAGAAGGCTATCGAGTTCCTTGTCGACTCCCCCGAGTACCTCACCCGTGGCGAGGTCGCCAAGCGGCTGAACGCGCTGGGCTACCGCACTCGCAAGGGGTACCTGTGGGACGGTGCCAACCTCGCGCAGCGCCTGAAGAAGGCCCTGTGCGGGTTCTCGGAGTTCACCTTCGCCGCCGGCACCGACGAGGAGCAGGTCCACGTCCTGACCCTGCCTGAGATCGTCCCCGGTGAGCGTGCACTGGCCGCCACGGTGGCGCTGGAGCGGTCGGCGAAGACCAAGAGCCCCTCGGTGGACTACCCGCTCTCCAAGCGGCTGATCAGCCTGTGCGGGGCGGGCATGGTGGGCGGCATCGACAAGCGCAGCGGCACCCGGAAGTACCGGTGCCAGAAGACGCGCGAGGGGGCCGAGTACGAGCACGAGTGCCAGTCCCTGTACGCGGACGACGTCGAGGCCGCGGTGATGGCGGAGGTGACGGGCCTGGTGGTCGACCGGGACCGTCTGCACGAGCTGATCAAGGAGGCGCTCGGTACCACGCCGCAGCGGCTGGAGTCCTACCGGCGCAGGCTCACCGAGATCGACGAGACCCTCGCGAAGAAGCGCAAGACCCGCAAGAAGGCCATCGCCCGGCTGGTCGCGGCTGTGGAGGTCGACGACGACGAGGACGACGACTTCGCGGACGAGATGCGCGAGGAGATCGAGGAGCTGAAGGCCCGCTACAAGGAGGAGGAGGCCGACCTGCTCCAGGAGCGCGAGCGGGTGGAGTCCTGGATCGCCGACATCGAAGGCGAGGAGGAGCGGGCGCTTCAGGTGCTGGCTGCGGCCGACAAGCTCCGGACCAAGGTCGGGAAGCTGTCGAAGCGCGAGCAGGCGGACCTGATCGAGATGCTCGACATCCAGGTGCAGATCGAAGGCGTCGCGAAGGTGCACCGCCGGGGGAACGTCGACCCGCTGTCGAAGTGGCACTGGGAGACGGGTGCGGAGGTGCCGGCCGAGCTGACTGACGAGATGTGGGCGAAGGTCTCGTCGATCATCTCGAACACGCAGAAGTGGAAGGACATACGCGGTGCCTTCGACGTCACGCTGGAGAAGATCCGCACGGGCCGGGTGTGGACGGACTTCCTGAAGGACGAGCGGCTGGGCGGGCGCGGGTACGCAACCCTGATGCGCAGGGTCCGGCACTGGGATGAGACGGGCGAGTACCAGCAGGCGCTGAAGGTGCTGGAGGGGTACCGGAAGGTGCCGGCTGCACCCCAGTTCTCCTTGCCGCCGATGCGGGTGACGGGGGCTGTGGCCCGCGCTCCGAAGGGCATCACCGCAGGTCAGACGGGGGATGTGGCAAACGGAGAGCTTGGGGACGTTGACGGACGGGGTTCACGGATGCAGATAGCCTGCGTCGCATCGTTGACGGTATGAGCAAGCGCGCGGCGGCCTCCACCAGCGAGGACTAGGAGTCCATGCGAAGGGCCGGGCAGGGATTACTCCCTCCCGGCCCTTTCTGCTGCCTTCAGCCTTGTCGAGGGTGCGGGAACGCCCGCACGAGATGCTCGGCGCACGTCTCCGCGCTCGGTCCGGCAACCGGCTGGCCGCAGGGGTAGCCGTGCACCCACGTGGCCACGTCAGCACCCCCGAGGGTGACGAGCTTCGCGGTCAGGTGTCGACAGGTATCGAGGGCGAGAGGCAAGACGATCTTCCTTGAAGGTTCAACGAGGCGGACGTCCACCGTACCCGATTCGTGCACAGTGCAAGCGGTTCGTCCAGTCAGACCTGGACTGGGCTTTTTTTGCCTCTCAACTTGGACAAAGTCCAAGGGGATTCTGGTGAAAAAGTTCCCTACGCACCCGTAACTTACGTTCCCGCAGGTAAACGCGCATAGATCCCGCACCACTGTCCATACCCACGTCCGATAATCGGAATCTCAGGTTCCGATCTTGAGTGCTTGCGTGTTCAACTGCCCTCAGTCCAGCCACACCGCAGCACCCGAGGTCGCCGCATGTCTACACACCGCCGCCGCAAGGTAAAGGGCAGAGTCAAGACCAGCGCAGGAGCCGCAAGCATGGCCCTGACGATGGGATGGCTCGCGTTCGTAGGGATACGAGGCCCCATCGACGGCCACACGCATCACCCAGGCGTCGCACTCAACGAGGCCGACGACGATCCCCCTGCCAACCAGCGCGACGACCTGCCCCACGGCAAGGGCGTGCCGGACGGCTGGGGTACGGCGCCACTGCCCGACCAGGCCACCCAGACGGCCGCTCCCGCCCCTTCCGCAGGCCGCACAGCCAACGAGCCGTCCACGGCGATGGGAGGCGAGCAGCCGGTCACTCAGGGCCTTGAAGAGATCGTCGCCCAGCCCTCCCCCGCCCCCAGTCGGCCCTCTGGCAGCGCCGCGAAGGGGAGGAAGGCCGCGGAGGGCGACGCACCCACCATCGTGACGCCGGAACCCGAGCAGGAGCCCGCTAGCACGCCACAGGCCGACACCGAGTACACGGTGAGCACGATCGAGGAGGACGCGGTCGTCTCCACCCTGTCGACCGAGGAGGAAGGGGGAGAGGGCGGCTTCAGCGTGATGGATGAGCTGGCGCATCTCGGCAGCCACCTGCGCCCGTTCAGCCTCCGCATGGCCCCGATGCGCCCGCTCGATGCGCCACAGCCCGACGTGTTCGTCCCCTTCGGGGAGCCGGTCGAGCCCGCGCCGCTCCGCGAGGTCGGCCAGACCCCGCAGCCCGAGCGGTTCGAGCAGCTCCAGCCCAAGATGCTGCCGGTCGCCCCGATCGAGGTGACCACACTGCCAGAGGCGTTCGCCCTGTAGGAGTCAGCCCCCGCCCCGCACGGTGGGGGCTTCTCCATGTCCACCGCCCGCCACTGCGGCACGTCGTACTCTCGGAACATGGCTGAGCATCTGGGAGACCGCCTCGCACGGCTCCGGAGGATGGCCGACCTCACGCAAGAGGCCCTGGCCGAGCTGTCCGGCGTCTCGGTGGACGTCGTCAAGAAGCTGGAGCAGAAGCGCAAGCACTCCGCGCGCCTGCCCACCCTCCACGCCCTCGCCAAGGGCCTGGGCGTCGAGCTGACGGCCCTCCTGGGCGATCCGCCCGGCGTCCCCTCGACCGGAGAGGTCGATCCGCCCCAGCTCGTTGCCCTGCGCCGCGCGGTGAGCCCTCCCATGTTCGCGCCGCCGCCTGAACCGACCGACACCGAGCGCCTGACCGTCCCTCTGCTGCGCCGGGAGATCGCGGACGCTTGGACGCTGTACCACGACGCCGAGTTCGGCCGGCTGATGACCGCGCTGCCCGGCATCGTCAACGACGCACGCTTCACGGCCTCCGTAGGCAGTGCCGACGAGCGGGCGGCCGGACAGGCGGCCCTGGGCAAGTCGCTCCAGCTCGCCGGCCACCTCGCGATCCGGCTGGGCAAGGTCGACCTCGCGCTGGCCGCGCTGGAGCGTGCGATGACGGCGGCCGAGCAGTCCAGCGATCCCCTGCTGCCCTCGATGATCTCCAACTCGGTGGCGTGGAACTACCAGCGCCAGAACCGGCTCGACGACGCGACCACGCTGGCCGTCTACGCCGCCGACCGGGTCGAACAGGAGCAGACCGAGACCGCGGAGTCGGTTCGAGTGTGGGGAGGGCTCGTGATGTCGGCTGCGACATCTGCGGCCCGCTCCGGGGACTACACCACGGCCAGCGACATGATGACGACCGCCGAGAAGGCCACCAGGCGACTGTCGAGGCTCCCCCCGCCTGTCGACGGCAAGCTGGTGTCCGTCTTCAGTCGCTCCTCGGTGCGGATCGAGCGGGTCAGGCTCGCGGTGCAGCACGAGCGGCCCGACGAGGCCCTCCAGCTCGCCAAGGGCATGAGGCTGAGCGCCGACACGCCCCCGTCATGGCGTACGTGGCTCCTGCTGGACGTGGCGCGGGCACACACGGACCTGGGGCAGGCGGAGGACGCCGTGAAGGCCCTTGTCAGGCTGCGGGAGATCGCGCCGGGGTGGATGCGCCACCACACCCTTGCCGTAGCCATAGTGAGCGATCTGTGGGCGGGCCCGGCCCGTCCTCCGGGACTGCGCAAGCTCGCCGAGTTCCTCGGGGTGGCCGCTTAACGCCCCAGAAGGGGGACGTTCCGTCCCTGTTTCGTCGCACCTCGTGACGAAAGCCTGTCACCTGACGGACGAGACGAGGGGCAGGCGATGGCGCACTCTGCAAGAGACCGACTCTCCGAGATGATGGAGCGGCACGGCAACGACGGCAGGCTGCTGATCTTCCACGACGAGGACGATCCCTGCGGCACCACTGCGGAGGGCGCGGACCTGCCCCCGCTCGCGCGGCTGGAGCCGACGCACCCGGAGCTGAGCGCGAGGGTGAAGGTCGAGAACGCCCGGAGTCGGGGCGAGCTGCTGTAGTGGCGCGTACGGACCCGCGCCGGGGCGTCGACACCACCACGGCACTCTGGCGCTGGGGCGACCTGTGCGGGACGTGCGCCGGCAAGGGTGTGATCTGGTGCCCGATCTGCTTCGGCTTCGCCGGCTGCGCCACATGTCGGCGCTTATGCGAGGTGGCCTGCCCTGACTGCTCGGGCGGGATGCTGGAGCCGCTGCGATGGTGAAGCGGGCCTGTCGGTTACTCGGCCGCTTCGCCGGCCCCCTGCTCGTCGCGACGATCGCCGCCTCCATCGGCTACGTCCTCGTCGCCGCGTACCTGCTGGCCAACCCGTGAGCCGGCTCCGCCCCTGCTGCCTCCCCCCGTGGCGCTCGGGCGGGGCCTCCAACGACGAAAGACCCCCCAGCCGCCAGGCCAGGGGGTCTTCGTCATGCGGTCAGCGCACCGGGCACGCGCCGGTCGCACAGTCCTCGTCGGTGGAGTCCTCGATCGAGGTCACATCGGAGGCCGCGAACTCCTCGGCCGTGATCCGCTCGTACGGGGCCTGGGGTCGGGTGCCGTCGACCATGATCGTGGTGCCCTTGAGGTCGGGCAGCCACCGCCGGACCGTCTCCATCACGTCCTCGACGTCCAGGCCCTCGGGGACGTTGGCCGTGAAGCTCACGGCGTTGTCCGCGTACTCGGTCTGGTACATCGCCTGGAAGGCGAGGAGCTGGTCCAGGGACAGCTCGTCCTGCGACTCGACGATGTCCGCCGGGTAGCCCATCGCCTCGACCTCGGCGACCAGCTTGTCCTTGGTCGGGATCGTCACCACCAGCGTGTTGCCGGACTGGTCGTAGACGCACTTCTCGACGTGGAAGCCCTGCGTCATGAACTCCCGCGCCTGCGCCACCTCTTCAGGGCGGAGCATCGAGAAGCGGATACGGCGGTTGAAGTGCCGGCCGTAGATGGCGTGACCGCCTTCCGTGACGCCCGGCATCTTGGCGATGGTGCCCGTCGGGGCCATCGTCGTGACCTTGACCGGCTCGGGGATGCGCCGCTCGAAGGCGTACTCGCGGGCCTGCCCCCGGACCGTGTCGTACAGGTCGTTCAGCAGGGCCTGGAAGCGGTAGTTGTACGGGGCCTGGCTGTAGCGGATGCCCTGCTTGGCGAGGAACCCCTGGACTCCGAGGTGGCCCACGCCGATGCGCCGTTCGGCGTGCATGATGCCGCGCTGCTCGTCGTCGGTCATGTCGCCGTACGTGGCCCGGATCAGGAACCGGGTCATCAGCTCGTGCGCCCGGTGCAGACCCTTCACGTCGACCGATCCACCCTTGACCTGCGGCGCGAACGCATCGAGATTCACGTGGCCGAGCACGCACGCGCCGGCACTGGGAAGCGCGATCTCGCCGCACGGGTTGGTCGCGATGACCTCGTTGACCTCACCCTCGTTGGAGTAGGTCGAGTTCCAGTAGCCGGGCTCGCCGTTGGTGAGCATCCCGGAGACGACCGCGCGGTGCACGGCCAGGGCCTCGGCGTGCCGGGTGTCGGTGACCTCGTTCAGGGCCTGGATGAAGCGCTCGTCGATCTCGACGCTCACGTTGGTCGTCCAGTGCAGGGCGGTGTCCTGCTTGCACGCCAGAAACTCCGCGATGAACGGGTCCGCCCAGTGGCAGATCGACATCCGCGCACTGCGCCTCACTCCGCCCGAGACCACGCACTCGGCGATGCGGTGCTCGATCGCCATCGCCTCGACCGGGGACAGGTGCCGGCCCTTGGCGTGCACCTCGGACAGGATGGTGGCGATCTCGACCATCATGCGGGCGAACGGGCCCGGACCGCTGGCCGTGCCGCCGAAGGTCTTCAGCCTCGAACCCTTGCAGCGGACGCGCGAGACATCGAAGACGCGGTCGGCGTGCTTGACCTCGTCGTCGGTCATGAAGGTGTCGATCAGGTCCACCAGGGCGTCGGCCCAGCCCTCGCGGGAGTCCTCGACCTCGAACGCGCCGGCCCAGTCGGAGTCGTACTCCTTGGACAGGACCCCCGCGGCCTCCATCTCCTCGTAGTCCTGGTGCATCGGGTCGCACACGATGTGGACGCGGAGCTTGCGGCGCGGTGCGCCGAACGGCTGGAGGAAGCGGGAGCTGTAGTTGGCGCCGACACCGCCGCCTTCCATCAGGCGGAGGAAGGTGAACTCGTAGTGGCGGGAGAGGCGCTCGATGCCCCAGCCCGAGACGTGGCAGTTGAACAGGAACTGCCTGCCCTTCACACCGGTCGCCCACAGGTGGCGGCCTGCGGGGAGGATCGCGAAGCGGTCCATGTGGGAGACCAGCTCGTCGTACTCGGCCCGTACGTCGGCGCTCCAGGCGTCCTGGTCGGTGCCGTGGACGAGGGCGAGGTTGCCGGCGGCGACGCGGCGGACGGTGTCCGGCCACTGCTCCTTCGAGCCGTCGGCCAGGGTCCGGCTGTAGGTGCGGTCGTAGACGGTCTTGCCGGACGGGCCGAACGGAACGTTGAAGTCAGTCACTGCGGTTGAACTCCTTGTCAGTCTTACACACTTGGGTCAGCGAGGGGGCGGGCCACTCAAGCCCGCCCCAGTCCTCGCTCTGCTACGCGGCTACCGGCTCCGGGAGGGAGTCGTAACCGTCCACGTAGGTCTCGCCGTTCAGCCAGGCCGTCAGCTTCCCGACGCCCCGCTCCAGGTAGTACGCGACCGTCTGGCGGCGTACCCCCAGGTAGGCGGCGATGACCTCCTGGGCCTCGTCGAACACGTACCGGAGGAAGATGCTCTGCCGCTCCCGCTCGGTCAGGTCGGCCAGCCGCCAGGCCCGCCGGGCGTCGGCGAGCGAGGCGTACACGCTGTTCCCCTTGGACGGGTCGCTGTAGCCCTTGGGCATCCCGTCCTCGACGTACACCTCGGCCTTGATCCCGTACGCCGCCTCCGCGTCGAACAGGTACGGCAGTACGTGCTCGACGTGCGCCCGCTGGTAGGCCATCAGGCGCCACCTCCGGTGAGCACCTCGTACGAGCGGGTCAGCCGCTTGTACTTGGCCTCGGTGATGTACCGGTCGCGCAGCATCGCGTAGCCACGGTGGGCGAGGACGCCCCCAGGGCTGGCCTGGGTGGCGATCACCTCCCGGACCATGCGGGCGCGCTCAGCGAAGGCGATGGACAGCTCCTGCTCCATGTCCTCGCGCTCGACCACGTGAAGGTAGTCGTCCGCGAAGCGCCAGGCTGCCCGCTTCACCGCGCTCTGCACTTCGGGCAGGTCCAGGACGGACCAGTCGATGTACGCCTGCTCTGCGGTGTCGTATGCGTTGGTGATCTCGATCAGGTTCACGCGGTCACTACCTCCTTCACGGGCACGCGCCCGTCCTTGGTCACTGCGACGATCAGTCCGGGGGCCCCGACCGGGCCCTTGGCGTGCCGCCACCAGGTGGACTCGGATTCGAGGGCCGGCACCTGGATGAAGGTCCGCGGGCCGTCGGCCTCGATCAGTTCGTGGTGCAGGTGGCCGGCGAGCAGGAGGTCCGCCTGGTGCATGGCGGAGTCCTTGTTGAACGCCTGGCCCTTCCACCAGTCGAAGTGTTTGCCGGTGCGCCACTGGTGGCCGTGGGCGTGGGCGACGACCGTGCCCGAGCAGTCGACGACGACGGTCAGCTCGTCGTTGTCGGGGGCGTAGAACTCGACGTGGCCGAACTTGTCGGGGTTGAGGTCGGCCGCGTCCTTCACCGCGATGAGCGACTCCACGTCATGGCTGTCGTCGTAGCGGGTCACGCCCTTGCCGTTGATCCGTACGGCCTGGTCGTGGTTGCCGGGGACGGCGGCCATCGTCAGGCGGTTGGCCATCGGCGCGAAGGTGAGCAGCGCATGGAGCTTGACCCGGCGGTCGAGCCGGATCTGCTCGGTCAGGGTCAGGCCGGTGCGCCAGGAGTTCGCGCCGCCCTGGGAGACGAACCCTTCGATGTGGTCACCGAGCCAGGCGACGTGTACGTGCTCGATGTCGAAGCGCTCGCGGTACCAGGTGAGCTGCCGGGCGGCCTCGTTGATGCAGTCGATCGCTCGGGCCAGGGTGCCTTCGACGCCGTCCCCGTCGGTCTTGCCGAACTGGGTGTCGCCCAGGGCCACGATGAACGTGTGGTCGCCCTCGCGGGAGCTGGGGCCGGGGTCGATGGCGTGGCGCTCGATGACCTCCAGCAGCTCGTCGATCGGCTCCCGTCCGGTCCGTGTATCACACTCGGCGCGCTTGAAGGAGAAGCGGGTCGACACGCCCAGCTCCCCGTTGGCCATCGTCCACTCCGAGGAGCGGAAGCCGGTCACGGTCCAGTCGGCCGGGTTCAGGCCCTGCTTCTCCAGGACGGCGGTGGCCTCGGACTCGTTGGCCTCGAACGTCTCGCCGCGCACGGTGACGTCCGCGCTGTCCCCGCTGATCTCGATCTGGCGGGTGAAGTCCTTGTCGGGGTTGGTCTTCCGGCCGGCGACCTGCGGGGCGGTCGGCTTGGCGAGCAGTGCGTCCACAAGCTCAGACACTGGTCACCCCCTCTCTGCGCAGTGAGCGCCTGTACGTGCGGATGGTGGAAGCGGAGACCGGGTGCCCGTTCTGCGCGAGGATGGCTGAGATCACCTCTGCCGGGGTGGCGGACTCGACGAGGGCCTGGACCAGGGCGGCCTTCTCCTCGTCGGCCAGCGCCGCGTGTATGGCCTCCAGCCTGGGGCCGGGCCTGCCGGGCAGGGTCACAGCGGCAGACCCATCTCGGACGCCCAGTACACGCTCACCAGAGCGAAGGTCTCCTCGCGGGTGAAGCCCTCCTCCCTCAGCGCCTTACGCAGGTCGCCGACGATGGACGCGGCCCGCTTCACGCCGCCGTAGTGGTCGACCACCGGCTCGACACCGAGGATCTCGAACTCGTCGAAGGCTTCGGGGTCCAGGAACTCGGGCTCGTCGTTCACTTCACACCGTCCAGGGTCTTGATCGCGTTCATGGCGTTGCCGGCGAGCTGGAGCAGCGCGTACCGCAGCTCGGCCTCAGTGGACGCGCCGGCCTCGAAGGCGAGGGAGAGGATCAGCGCGTCCAGTGCGCCGGTCTTCTCGTACTCGCGGCCCCAGGCTGCGGCCCGCCCGTCGTGCGGGTGCCGGCGGAAGGCGGGCGTCGGGGTGAACCCGCCGGCCTTGTTCATCTCGGCCCGCAGCTCCCCCAGCAGCTTGCCCAGGGGGTCGGCCTTGCGGGGTGCGCGCTTGGGCTTCTCGGTCGCGTTCTCAGTGGGCTGTCCCACTATCACTCCTCCTCGTCGATCAGGGACAGGAGCGCCTCTGCGCCCCCTGCCAGGTACGTCTCGTTCACGTCGCCGTGCCGCAGCCGGACGGCCTTCGCGCTGCGGAGCTGGCGGCAGATCTTCGCCGAGAACTCCGCGCCGGCCTCGTCGGGGTCACCCCACACCCACACGCGAGAGAAGCCGGCCAGCATCCGGCGGTGCCGGCCCTGCCACATGTTCGCGCCCGGTGCGCCCACCGCGTGCAGTCCGACCTTGCGCAGGATGCGGGCGTCCAGCTCGCCCTCGGTGACGTGGATCGTGTCGCCGGCCTGGTGGATGGCGTCGATCCCGTACATGCGCGGGATGTCGTCTTTGAGGGTGTTGTACTTGCCGTGGAAGAAGTCGCGGTGGTTGTGCTCCTGGAGACAGCGGAAGCGGACGGTCAGCGGCTTGCCGTTGCGGTCCAGGTAGGGGATGGCGAGCATCCCCCGGTACTTCGCGTGGCCAGGGAAGGGGTCAGCGACGACGCCAAGTCGGGCGGAAACTGCTTCCTCCCTGCCGATTCCCCTTGCGTGAAGCCACTGTGCGACCTCCGCCGTAAGCGCTCCTTCGTACGCCTGCGTCGCCTCTTCCAGCATCTCCCTCTGGGAGGCCGAGAGTGGCCGCAAAGGCTCGTGCTCCTCGGAAATCGGTCTCCTCCTTCAACATGATCATCGTGTAGCTGTCTCCGCCCTGCCCGCAGGAGTGGCACTTCCACAGGCCGGCGTCGATCTTGTAGCTCATGGACGGGGTGTTGTCCTCGTGCAGCGGGCAGTGCGCCATCCCCGTGTTGCGCTCGGAGTTGAAGTCCACCTCGAAGTGCTCCATCACACTGTCGAGCGTGGGCTTCGCGTCCTGCCCGTCGTCCTCGCGCTCTCCGACTCGGCGATACCTCACAGCCTCACCTCGTACAGCTCCTCTACTGCGAGCGTCGTTGCCAGGTCCGCGTCCCGGTCCTCGATGTAGGCGAAGAACGCCTCCTGCTCGTCCCACAGCGCGTTGCGCTCGTCCTGGGTCAGGTCCGACCCCATGAAGCCGATCACTTCGGCTCCAGCCCGAAGTACCGCTCCACGGTGGTGAGGACGTAGGCCCGGCGCCAGTTGTGGCCGCGCCGCTTGACGATGGCGATGCCTTCCACGGCCTGGGGATCGAGTCCGCGGTTCTTGCGGAAGTTCTCGACCTCCGCCTCCATCTCCTTGATGAAGGTCGACGGCTCGAACTTGGCGTTCTTGGCCTCGATCACCAGGAAGGTCCCGTTGGCCAGGCGGATGACCAGGTCGCCCTCGTCCTCCACGCCGTTGAGGTGCAGCCGCTCGATGTCGTACTGCTCCTCGCGGAAGCCGTCCCGCAAGTCGGCTTCCCAGTCAGCGCCCTTGCGCTTGTTGCGCCTGTTCCGAGCTGCTGTGTCAGTCACTCTATCACACTCCTCTACGCGCCGACAGCGAACTTCGTCGGCGACCACTCTTCGGCCGGTGCCGCCTTCGCGGCCTGGATGATCTGGCGCTTCTCCGCCCGCCGGAAGCGGGTGAACTCGGGCTCGCAGATCATCGTCGTGTAGCGCTGCGCCGTGGGGTCGCACGGCCCCATCCTCTGTTTGATGCACGCCACGTGGTACGCCATCGACGTGGGGTCGAGCGCCACGGACAGGGCCAGCTCGGGCTTCTCCGACAGGCCGCCCTTGACCTGGTCCCGGCTCGGCGGGTTCCACGGCTGCGTCTTGGCCTCCCACGCCTTGTCACTCGCGTGGTGCAGGATGATCACCGTCGCGCCCGTGTCGCGGGCCAGCTCGGTGCAGCCCTGCATGACGGCCATCTGCTCGGTGTAGTCCGACTCGGCGTTCTCGAAGTCCATCAGGTTGTCGAAGACGATGACGGACGGGTACGCGTCCCACAGCTCGATGTACGCCTCCATCTCCTCGTCGATCTGCCGCCATGTGATGGGGCTGCCGAAGGAGAAGGTGATCTGGCTGTCGGCCAGCGCGTCGATGTACGCCTGCCGGTACTTCCCGCCCTCAGCCATGCCGGCCTCGACCATCTCCGTGGTGTCCCGCGTCGCCATCGACGCCAGGCGCGAGGACGCGGTGAACGCGGACATGTCGGCGCTGAAGTACAACGTCGGCAGGTTCATCTGTGCCACCCAGAACAGGGCGAAGCCCGACTTCTGCGTGCCCGAGCGGCCGGCGATCATCACGACCTCACCGTGACGGGGCCGGACCCCGGCGGCGTAGAGATCCTCGAACGCCTCTACGCGAGGGAGTTCCTTGCCCGACTCCGCATGGAGTGAAAGAGATCGACCAGGGGTGAGCACTGCGGGGGGTTCTCCTCTCCGAGAACGACAACGCGGCGGATGCCGGCGGAGGCGATGAGCGTGGTGCAGGCCGGGCACGGCCGGCGGGTGGCGTAGAGAGTCGCGGCCTGTAGCTCGTAGGCCGGGATGCCCTTGTCCAGGACGTCTTCGATGGCGTTGCGTTCGGCGTGCGTCGCCGAGCAGTTGAAGTAGTTCGAGTCCCGCTCGCACTCCTCGACGGAGAGAAGGCCGCGGGGGCAGTTGCCTGCGCTCGCACAGCCGGGCAGGCCCGGCGGCAGTCCGTTGTAGCCCAGCCCGATCACTCGGTGCTTGCGACTCAGGATCACAGCGCCCACCTGGGCGCGCGTACAGTCAGCTCGCGTGGACACGGCCTGTGCAAGGCCCAGCGCCCACTCGTCCCAGCTCGGTCTCACCGGGACCTCCTTCCTCGGGGCGACCTGCCCCGTCATCGACCTCCCTTCGGTCGCTCGCGGTCCGTCTAACACACTTGGATCAGTCGAAGTCGGGGGCGTCGTCCACAGCCGCCTGCGCCTTGGCCTCGCGCTCGTTGGCGTACGCGATGACCTTGTTGCGCACCGCCGCGTCGGTGAGGGGGCGCCACACCCAGGCCGGACGCTGACCGGGCTTCTTCGCGGGGATCTGGTCGAGGGTCACGATGGTCGCGCCGCCGACGATGGTCTCCAGGTCGCGGGCGAGGATCGTCTGCTCGATGCGCGTGCCCTTGGTGATCTCCGGGGTGCCGGCGTCGAGCTGGCCCGCGTCACGGAAGACGGTGACGTCCGCGAGGACGGAGTCCTTCGGGCCGTTCGGGGTGGGGCGCTGGTGCTCGAAGGAGTGCACCTCGATGAGGAAGGCGATGCTGCCCTGGACGTCGCCCGGCTTGAACCAGCCGCCAGCCTGAACGGGGATTTCCTTGAAGGTGAGAGCCACTGTGTTCGTTCTCCTTGTGTTCGGTGAAAGGTGTTCGGTTACTGAGGGATCAGGCGGGGAGGGACTTGCCCTTGGCCTTGTAGGCGTCCATCACGGCCGGGTCGGCGAAGAAGGACTGGTTCTCGGCCCAGAACTTCTTCAGCTCGGCGCGGGTGGTCTTCTTGGCGATCTCGCCCAGGACCCAGGCGTTCTTGTCCTGCTCGCTCGGGGCGGCCGGGGCCTGGTCGGCGACGGTGACGGGCTGGCTGGTGCCGATCGCGGCCCACGGGTCGCCCTGCGGCTTGGCCGGCGGTGCCGGCTCCTCGGAGATGACCGTCGCTCCGAGCTTCGAGGCGATCAGGCCCTTGCCGTGGGCGATCTGCGTCGCGTTGACGACGACCTCCGACAGGGTCAGCCCTGTCGCGCTATCACGGTCGATGCCGAAGTAGTCGAGGACGTCTTCGCGGACCTCCCCCGGCGTCCCCTTGAAGACGGCCCAACTGTCGTCGTAGCCCTTGCCGTACTTGATCGTGACCGTGATGCCTCTGGTCTCGCTCACCGAGCGGTGCTCCTCTCTCGCGGTGACGTTGTCACTCTATCACACTCTCAAGCGCTTGTAGCAACTTCGTTCGCTGTGTCCTGCGTCACAAAGCGCTTCATCGCCTTGCGCCCCTTCGAGCGCAGCTCCCGGATGCGAAGCGCCAGCTCAGCGGCTTCCCACCCGATGTTCAGGTCCACCCAGTACAGCGTGCACTCACCCTCACCGGCAGGCAGATGGATGATGATGCCCCAGTCCTGGTTGACCGGAGGAAGCGGACTGTACGCCGCTTCCGCGTCATGTATGTCTATCACACGCTTCTTGAAAGAAGCAACCGCGGCCTTGTCCTGGGCGTTCACCGGGAAGCGCGCGAAGTCGTACCGCACGCCGCGCGAGTAGCACGCGAGCTGGGCCGCCATCTTCAGGCCGCCGTACTCCACGCTGCCCGTCTTCAGGTCGCAGATGAAGTTGCCCGAGATCGGCTCCCCGTCCGGGCCCGGCCCGTCGTACTCGGCCATGCGGTCGAAGGTGCCGGCGACCCCCAGCTCGTCGACCACCACGAACTGCTCGACGGCACGCACCTTCAGCACGGACGTCTCCATGAGGTAGGCCCCCATGTCCTCGACGTCCTGGGCCGACGCGGACGCCGGCAACGGCTGGCCGGCATCCACCAGTTCGGACAGGGTATGCAGGTGGGTGCCGCGCTCGCGCTTGGCGTTGGCGCCAGAGGCGTCCGTCGCCTGCTCGGCCAGCTCGTTCAGCCGCTTCTTGTCGGCCGGGTCCTCCGGGTCGAGAGGCCGCGCCTTCTCCATCAGGTCCGGGCGCTTCGTGGTGCCGACCAGCACCATCCGCTTGCCCCAGTCGATCAGCGCCGACTTGTCCTCGATGCAGTCGATGAACGTCGTCGTCCTGGTGTAGCCCTTGGGCTTGCCGCCGCCCCTGGGGACGACGATCGGCCGGCCCCAACCGTCGCGCGGTACGGACTGGTTCGGGTGAACGGGCTTGCTCGGGATCTCCAGAAGGTTCAGGCTCACGCGCCCACGACCTTCGGGTCGGTCTCGCACAGGTAGCTGATGACGCGTCCTTCCTCGTCGAACTCAGGCTCATACTCGGAGTCGTCGACCAGCTCCAGGCCGAACAGCTCCAGGTAGTCGAGCACGTCCTTCATGATCGCGGAGTCGTAGCCCTCGGCGGCCACGAGCCGGTAGTCCTCTTCCTCGGCGTCGATGAAGACCCAGATGCGTCCGTTGTCCGCGACGAGCTGTGCCTGCTCCAGAACTGCGAGCACTTCCCCACCCCCAAGTGTGTTAGAGCGACTTGTGATAGACGGACTCTCTCATCCCGCTTACGTTCTGTCAAGCGGCCTGTCTGTGAGTTCGGTGAGAAATCTACCTGGGTCTGTGTAGGTGACAGTTAAGTGGCTGACCTGCGAAGATAACGAAAAGGCCCCCTCTCCATGAGGGGGCCTTGCATGTAAGAGAAGCGTCAGATCACGCGCGCTTGTCCGCGTTGCGGCGCAGCGTCGTCACCTTCTCGGGCTTGCGGATGATGTCGTCGTCCTTCGGCTCGCGCGGCACGTAGAAGAACCCGTCGACGGTGTCCGGGTCGTAGTGGACCACCGCGTTCTCCTCCTCCAGCATCTGCTTCCAGGACTCCAGGCGCTTGGTCTTCTCCTCATCGTTGGGCAGGCCCGCGCGCCGGCGACCCTCCAGGCGGAGCATCATCAGCGGGTACAGGCTGCGGTGCTTGCGCTCCACCGCCCACGGGATCAGCTCGTCGTCGCGGGCGATGCGACGGTCCAGCCCCTTGCGGTACCGGAAGTTTCCCCACGCGGAGGGCTTCATCTCGATGTTGTACTTACGCTGGTACTCCTCGGTCATCTCCTGGTAACTCCAGCCTTCCTCGAACCACCTGATGACCTCCTGCTCGTCCTGAATCTCCTTCGCCGGCATCGGTACTCCTCGTTTAAGTTGTAGTTGTGTAAGCCGAACCGCCCTGCGGTCCTTGTTGTCCTTACACTCCCACTACATGGATGATCTTGTCAACCTGTCCCACCGGATACACTCAGTGTGCCGCCCTAACCCACCAGGAGCAAGCGATGAAGATCAAGGTCGAGGTCACCGCATGTGACCTGGACAAGGTGATGCCGGCCAGGTCGTACGGGATCATCGTGGACGACGAGACGTACGAGCTGGACCTGTGTGCGCCGCACGCGAAGCCGATCGAGGATCTGATCGAGCAGGCCCGCAAGGCGCGCGAGGAGCAGCCGGCCGCGCCGGCACCGGTCAAGGCCGCGGTGCCTGACCAGGTCCCTCCCATGCAGTTCAACCCGCCGACGCCCCCGGCCCCCAAGGTCAGGAGTGCAGCGACCGCAGAGAGGCCGGCCCCCAGGCGCGGCGGCCGACGCAGGCCGAAGGTGATGAGCCTGGAGGAGATCGAGGCCCAGAAGCAGGCAGCCCAGCAGAGCGAGGGCTGAGACAGCGAGAACGCCCCCACCGACCAGTCACGGTCAGTGGGGGCGTTGCTGTGTTACTCGGCGTCTCCGTTGGGTTGTGCGTACACGCCCAGGGCAGTCAGCACCTGGAGCGCGGCGGCCACCTTCGGCTCGTCGGCGAAGTACAGGGCGGCCAGGCCGGCGAGCGCGCCGACCGTCGCGACGAACGCCTTGGCGTACGGCTGCGCCTTCTTCGGCAGGAGCGGAAGGATCAGGGCTGCGGGCTTACCGTGCTTGGCCATCGGCTCACACCTCCGGGACGCGGAGCTTGTCCCAGGACGTCTTGCCCGGCCAGCCGTCCGCGTCGGCACCGGAGTAGCCCAGCTTGCGCTGCCACTTCTGGTACGACAGGCGGTCGGCCTCGGTCCACTGCGGGCCAGGCCCGGAGGAGTAGGCCGAGCAGCCCTCGGCGACCAGGCGCTTGCCCATCGCGGCGACGATCGCCGAGCGCGGGGCGTTCTTGAAGAACGTGGCGCCGGGGAACGGCTCGTACTTCACGGTCGCGGTCGCGCCGGGCAGGTAGCCCAGGAGCGCCCGCAGCGAGGACTCGCCGGGCACGCCGTCGGCGTCAGCACCGGAGTATCCGAGGCTGCGCTGGAAGTCGGCGTAGTTCAGCGTGTCGGCGTCGGTCCAGCGAGGGCCGGGGCCCGAGGCGTAGTGGTCGCCGTGGCCCTTGGCGACGAGGGCCTGGCCGACCTTGGTGACGTGGTCGCCGTAGGCGTCGTACCCGTACTTCAGGCCGTTGATCGTCACCTGGTAGCGGGCCACGGTCGGGGCCGGCGCGGGAGCGTCAGGGGCGGGCGCGGCCTCGTAGTCGCCGGCCGGCATCCCGTTGTGGACCCAGGCGTACAGGTCAGGGCCGGGGCAGGCCGTGGCGTAGCCGTCCTTGTGGCCCTGCGGGAGCAGGGTGCGGCCGGTCTTGCGGCACGCCTCCTCGTACAGGGCGCGGACCGCAGCGAGCGCAGCCGCAGAGGGCTTCTGGCCCTCGCCGATGGCGACCTGGACACCGAAGCCCGAGATGTTGTGACCGGGGCAGTGCGCACCCTGGAGCGACCATCCGCGGCCCTCGTAGATGGTGCCGGCCTGGTCGACGACGAACGAGTAGCCGACGCCAGCCCAGCCCTGGGAGAGGTGGATCTTCTCGATCTCGCGGGGGACACGAACGCCCTCGCTGTACGGCGGGGGCCCGCCGTGCCAGTGGACGAAGAACTCGGTGCGCTGCGAGAGCGCGACGGTGGCGGGCGTACCGTCCCAGGGCTGTGCGCCCCACGCGGCGCGGGAAACGATCGAAACGGACAAGGGGGTGGCCTCCTTCAGGCATGGCGAAGGCCCCGCTCCCGAGCTGGGGGCAGGGCCTTCGAGGGGTGAGGTCAGGCGTTGGTGGCGGCCATGTGGTCGTCGAGCCGCTCGGACACGGCCAGGCGCTCGCGGCGCTCGTGGGCGATGTCCTGGCGCAGGGCCGCGATGTCCTGGCTGTGCTGCTCCTGGAGCTGGAGGACGCGGTCGATGCGGTAGGCCACCGCGTCCAGGTCGTCGCGCAGGTTCGTGGAGTGGGTGTTGGCCACCTGGTCACGGGCCTCGGCCGCGTGCTCGGCGACCTCGTTGATCGCCTTGGCCTGCCGGCGCATGAACTCCGCGCCGATGCCGAGCAGGGTCACCAGCACCGTGCCGCCGGCCGTGATGAGAGAGACCTGCACGGTGGGTTCGAGGGCGAGCTGGCTCACGCGCGGGCCTCCAGCGCGGACAGGCGCTCCTCCAGCGCGGAGATCTGCTCGGCCTGGCGCTGTACGACCGGGAGCAGGGCGACGCCCAGCAGGTCGTAGCGGAGGCCGTCGACCTCGCCGTCCAGGTAGTTGATCAGCCACGGCAGACGCTGCTCGACCTCTTCGGCGATCAGGCCGACCTCGTCCTTGCGGCCCTCCTTGACGGTGCCGTCCTCGCGGGTCTGATCCTTGCGGTCGTAGATGACCGGGCGCAGCGCCAGTACGTCATCCGGGCTGATCGTGTAGTCCCGTACGTTTTCCTTGAAACGTACGGATGACGTGTTGCGGCAGAACGTCCCGTCGCCCTCGACCCACACCGCGTACCAGGTGCCGGACCCGGAGGCCGCGTTGTTGTGGGGCTTCTTCGAGCCGTTGGCCCAGGCGATCGTCGAGCCCGAGGTCAGGTAGCCCGAGTGGCTGTGCGAGCTGGGCGGGAAGGTGCTCGGCTTGCTGGTGATCGAGGACCACGAGTGCGAGTGGCTCGACGGCGCGAACGTCGTCGGCTTGCTGGTGATCGAGTTCCAGTCGTGGGAGTGCGAGCTGGGCGGGTAGCTGGTCGGCCGGCCCGTGACCTGCGCCCAGTCGTGGGTGTGGCTGGTCGGGTTGAACGCGGTCGGCTTGTTGAGGTCGGTCCAGTCGTGCTGGTGCGCGACCGGGGTGAACTCGTTGGGCCGGCCCGAGATCGAGGACCAGGTCACGGTCGGGGCGAGGTCGGCCCACTTCGAGCCGTCCCAGAACTCCCACTTACTCGTCGAGACGTTCAGCCCGAGCCGGCCGGTACGCGGGCTCTGCGGCCTGGTCGACGTAGTCCAGCCGCCCACCGTGTTGCCGATGAAGCGGCGCTCGCTGGTCACCGCCGTGGCGGCGATCGTGGCCACGCCGACACCGACGTTCACCGAGGCCAGCGGAAGCTCGTAGACGCCCGTGTCGGACTGCGTCAGCGCGGGGGCCTCACCGCCGGGCGTGCCCTTGACCACGGCCAGCGTGATGGAGTTCGCGGCCGGGTCCAGCCGCAGGACGACGCGGTCGATACGGACGTTCGTCGAGGCCGCGTCGATGGCGACGATCTCCGTGTCCGTCGACTGCACGGCGTGCCCTCGAAGCAGGGCGAAGCCGGGGTTGACCTTGACCTGCATACCGCTGGAGTCGCCGATGACCTGGAAGCCGCCACCGTTCACCGAGTCGGCGATGCCCGTGGACTGAAGCTCGCGGAAGAGGTACGAGAACTGGCCTTCGCTGACCGGCTGCTCGTCGAAGGGGTAGGAAGTGATGGTCACTCGGGGGGTCCTTCCTGGGGAACAAGAAGGCCCCCGAGATCACTCGGGGGCCATGCGGGGGGCGGAGGATCAGGCGGCCGGCCTGGCGGAAACCTCGGTGCTCGACTCGACCTCTTCAGAGCCGACGACCAGGACGTGATAGCCGTCGCTCGGCATCAGGGCCACAGCCGCATCGAGGGCGGCCTTGACGATCGCGGAGCGCTGGGTGTTGTTGAGCCCGCCGTACGGGTCGGTGCCCAGCTCGGCCGGGAAGTTGACGGTGAGCTTCAGCCTCAGCTTGTCGCTGGACGATCCGGCTTCGAGCCGGCCTCCGGTGACGAGATCTGCCACGGGTGATGTGTCCTTTCGGTAGGGGTCAGGCGAGTGCGACCCAGAAGCGGTTCGACTCGTTGGTGATGCCGCTCAGGGTGGTGGGGGCGGAGGTCGGCGAGGTGGACAGCCGGCCGTAGCGCCACAGGTTGTTCAGGCCGTACTGGTTCGGCGGCGAACCGTAGGAGTTCTCGGCCCCGAGGATCATCGGGCCGTCGCCTGTCGTGGTGTTGTAGTTGAACCGCCAGACCACGTAGTAGACGCCCGCGGGGAGGGTCACCGCGGCGTCGAGCGTGGTCGCCGAAGCGTTGCCGCCGGGGCCGTGCTGCTCGGCCGGCTCGTTGCCCGTCTCGATCGAGGAGGCGACCGCCTTGCGGGCCATCGACGCGTCGTAGATCGCCGCCCAGGACCCGGAGATCAGGCCGCCCGCGTAGCCACCGAAGTGCCACACGATCTTCGAGATCGACTGCGAGGAGGCGAGCTTGACCGCCGCAAGGCGCGGCGTCGTGCCGCAGTAGATCGGCACCGAGTGGGACAGGGCCGGGTCGTAGGCCCACGCCTTCAGTCCCAGATCCTCGGGCGTGAACTCGCTGGGCGGGACGTAGGAGGACTGGACGGGTGCCCCGAGCTGGAAGACCGTGCCGTTCGACTGCCGCACCTTCAGCGCGCCGGCCTCGGCGTACAGGACCGCGCCGGCAGGGTTGGCTGTCGGCACGGTCGCGGCGTTGGCGAAGGCGATCACGCCGCCCTCTCCGCCTCCGAAGGTGGCGCTGGCGCCACCGATACGGACGTCCTTCAACGTTGCGGTGGCGGTGGTGACGAGGCTGGCGTCCTTGTTGATCGCCGTGTAGAGGGTCTGGTCGGCGTTGGACACCTTGAAGGCGTCAGCCGTCGCCCCCTTGTAGACGACGTGCAACATGCCGTCCATGCGGGAGTAGCCGCCACTGTTGGCGACGGCTCCGACGTCCGCAGCGGACAGCGTCACTGCCGGGCCGGCCTTGCCGTTCACCGTGTCGACGCTGCCCGGATCGCCCTTCGGTCCCTGCGGTCCTTCCGGGCCGGCTGGACCCTGCGGTCCGGTGTCGCCCTTGTCGCCCTTCGGGCCGGTCGGACCGGTCGGTCCTGCGATGCCCTGCGGTCCCTGCGGTCCGGTGTCACCCTTCGGTCCGGTCGGGCCGGTCTGTCCTGTCAGGCCGATGGGCCCCTGGTCACCCTTCGGTCCCTGCGGGCCGGTCGCGCCAGTGGGACCGACGATGCCCGCGTCCTCGGGGGCCGGCCATACACTCAGTCCCACTTACACAACCTCCACTCCGCCGATGTGCAGGGCGCATGTCGAGCCGCTGCCCTGTACTTCGATCTCCTCGCCCTCGGCGAGTACCTGGTTGATCTCCAGGGTCAGAACGCCCTGAGCGGCGACGCCGACCGTGGGCAGGATCGGCACTCCGCCGAGCCGGACCGTGACCGAGCCCGCGGTGGTGCCAGGGTTCGCCGCGACGATGTTCGTCACGATCGCCGTGTTGGACGCCGGCACCGTGTAGGCCACGGTCAGGGCGTACGGCGCGTCACCCCGGAAGAAGTTCATCGGTGTTGCCAACTACCACACCCCCATGATCGCCATGATGTCGTCGCCGCCCCCGGCGCTGTCTGCGCGCTCCAGTAGGGAGACGCGCTTTTCTGCTCGGGACAGGCGCTTGTTCAGCGCGATGTCGAGGTTGAAGCCGGTCGCGTCGCCGAGCACCGCGCCGACCTGGAAGCCCGAGCTGCTGGCCTTCATGACCAGGCCGGTCACGTTGGACTTCAGCTCCTGGCCGTCGACCACGACCGCGACCCGGTCACCCAGGCCCCAGTCCTTGCCGAAGACCATCGTCGAGTCCTCCATCGGTACGAGCTGGATGTCGACTCCGGTGAAGCCGGCGTCCGCGATGGTCTCGTCGCCGGCCTGCCGCAGCTCGTCCCAGTTGTCGGTGTTCCGCTGGTCGACCCACTGCTCGATGCGCCGGCCCCAGTCGGCTTCGGCTTCGAGGCTCGCCGGCGAGTCGATCTGGAGGAGCTGCCGCTTGGTCAGCTCCCCCTGTCCGGCGACGATCGCCCGCGTCACGCCCGGCGCGGAGACGGTGGCGCGCTGACCGGACAGGGTGCCGTTCAACACGTCGAGCCGGATGAAGTCCGACCTGTCTTGCACCTGGTAGGTCTCGAAGACCAGCTCGCTCCCGCGCTGCATGACACGGAATCCGAGGTTGCCCAGCAGCCCGACTTCGGTGAGCAGGTTGCCCAGCACGGGGAAGCGCGCCGTCTTCGTCACCTGGGGCCCGCGGCCGTAGTCCGCGCCCATCATCAGGTGTGCATGACGCCTCTGAGCTGGGGCGGAAGGGCCGACGTTGGCCCGCACGAATCCGTGCATGACGCTCTCTGCCGGCCCCTGCCTGACGTCGTGCGCCAGGGTCTGTGTCGCCCCGTCCGGGTTGGACGGCTCGGGGAAGGCCAGTCGGTCGGACAGGACGATGTTGTCTGACACGCCCTCGAAGACGACTGACCCGCCGGGGTCCTCCGGAGTGGAGGCGGACTCGAACTTCGTCATCGGCCCGGACAGCAGGGTGTAGCTCGGGCCGGTCACGATGATGCCCGCGCCGGGTGTGCGCAGGACCGGGGTCAGCGGGTGCTCGGCCCCGAGGGTGAGCTTCCAGGAGCCGACGTTGTTGAACGTGTCCTGCATCTCGAAGATCAGCTCCTCGGGCCGGACCAGGCCGACCCGAGTGAGCGTCTTGTCGCGGACCTCGACGGTGATGTCGGTGAGTCTCACTATCACACCACCATCCACTTGCGCGGCTGCCAGGAGCAGACGATCGCCGACGACGAGGTGATGTTCAGCAGGGACGCCTCAGCCGTGGACAGGCCAGGCTTGACCGTCCAAAAGCGCGGCGCGGCAGCCAGCTCGTTGTAGCGGTTGGCTCCGGACTGGTCGACGACCGTGCCCTTCTTGGTGTCGATCGTCAGCACCTCGCCGGCCGCGAGCGTGCCTTCCCACCGCAGCCGCTCCCCCGAAGGAGAGACGGCAGTGAACGTCTTGCCCGGCCCGTAGATCTGCCAGATCGGGTACGCCTCGGCGTCACCGGAGTTGTCCAGCAGGATCTCGCCGATCGCCTGCGAGGGCGCAACCTTCAGGCTGCTCAGGCTCGACAGGAACGGGGCGGTCGTCGCCCCGGTGATGCGCCGGGTCTGCGTCGCCGACGACGTCCAGTACGGGTCAGGCGCACGGAAGGAGATGACCGTCTCGAACTCGCGCTCTCCGGTCGTCTCCACGCCGTACGTGAAGTCGCCCCCGCCCGTGCGGTAGACGATGGTCGACCAGCGCACACCGTCGTCGTTGAGGAGCGTCAGCGTGCACCGGTCGGACACGGCCAGGGCCAGCCGGGACAGCCGGGCCTGGAGGTCGTCACGGTTACGCGCGAGAACCTCCAGGGCCAGGTCGATGTCCCGAGGCTGAACCCTCTTGCGGCGATACACAGCGCCATCCCCGGCCCCTTCGAGCCACTGGACAGTCACGGGGGGCAGACCGAAGCCGGTCGCCCCCCGCTTGGCCTGGAAGCCCAGGCCCTTGTCCGCGATCTCGTTGAGGTCGAGGGTGTCTGTGCCGCTGCTCAGAAGGAGCTTCGGCAAGACCGAATCACCATCCCATCCGTGCTCGGTTGGCAGCGGCGAACAGATCCTCTTCGGAGCCGAGAGAGGAACCGGGCGCTGCGTAGTAGTTGAGAACCTTCGTGGTGCCGCCGGCCTGGCCGGCGAGTGCGGCAGAGACCGCGGAGGTGACACCGCGCGATGCGCTGAACGCGCCGACCGTGGGGGCGTCGAACTGGGTCTCGGCGACGTCGTCCGTCAGTCCCCGCAGGGAGTTGCGAACCGCGTCGTAGCGGGACTCCAGGCCCTTGATGAAGCCGTTGATCACGAGCTGGCCGGCGTTCACCAGGAGCACCTTGTCCAGGGACTCAGGGCCCTTCCAGCTGTCGAGCTTGTCCGTCAGGGAGCCAAGGGCGTCCTTGACGTTGCCGAACATGCCGGTGATGCCGGAGATGAAGCCCTTGATGAGCTGGATGCCGGCGTTCTTCAGGGTCGAGCCGATGTTCTTCAGCCCGTCCTTCGCCTTCTGCGGCAGCTTCCGGACTTCCGCGACCGCCTTGCCCAGCCACTCGCGGACGGTCGTGACCATCGCGGTGAACTTCTCCCGAGTGGTCGACACGACGTTCGACCAGCCCTGAGTGAAGAAGTTCTTGATGCTGCGCAGGCCGCTCATCGCCTTCGAGCCGAGACCCGAGAAGAACGAGGAGAAGCCCGAGCTGATCGCGTTCCAGGCGTCCTTACCGAACTGCTGGACCGACTTCCAGCCCGACTTGAAGGCGTTGCCGATGGCCGTCAGGCCCTTCTTGGCTGCGCCAAGAACACCGACCGACAGCCACGTGATGACCGCACCGAGGATCGTGTCCCACAGGCCCTTCAGGAACGTCCAGATGCCGTTCCACAGGGTCGAAAAGCCTTCCTTCAGCGTGTTCCAGTTGCCGTTCCAGAGGCCGTCGAAGATGCCCCAGAAGATCAGGAAGATGCCCTTGACCATGTCCCAGACGCCCCTGAAGATCTCGACGAAACCTTCGAGGATCAGGGCCACGCCGTTGATCGCTGCGACGAACGAGCCGATCAGCAGCTCGGCGATGAACTCGATGGCCGGCGCGAGGATCGGCATCAGGAAGTCGATCACTGCCTTGATCGCCTCAAGGAACGGCATCAGCGCCTGGACCAGGCGGTCGAAGGCGTCCTTGAGCAGAGGCAGCATCCTCGCGGCGACTTCCTGGACCACCGGAATCAGCGGCAGGAGGACGGCCTGGAGGATCTGGAGCAGGATCTGCACCAGCGGCATGGCCGCGGTGACGATGCCGGCGAGGAACTGGGCGACGATCGGGAGGATCGGCGCCAGGCCCGCGATGAGCTGCTCGATCAGCGGCGCGACGATCGCGAGGATCTGACCGAAGGCATCGACGACGACCGGCAGGATCGTGCTCAGCGCCTGGAAGGCCATGCCGAGCGCGCTGCCGATGATCGGCACCAGGGAGGCGATGACCGGCGAGAGCTGCTGGAAGATCCCGGTGAGGGTGCCGCCCAGTAGCTCGATGATCGGCAGGATCGACGGGGTCAGCGCGACGAACGCGTTGGCGAGCGGGGTCAGCGCAGCCGCGACGAGCGGGCCGAGCTGGGAAGCCAGTTCGCCCATGATCATCATGACCGCACCGAGCGCAGCACCCAGCGGCTTGAGGGCCGGGATGACTGCGTTGACGCCCTGCTCGATCCCGTTGAACAGGGACTGCACGCCGGTGATCACCATCGGCCGGGACAGGGCCTCGGCGATGCCGCCGATGGCTGTACCGAGGATCGTGCCGACCTGCGGCAGGATCTCCGTCAGGAGCGCGGCAAGCTCGCCGAAGAACGCCTTGACCTGCGCGCCACCCTGGGCGGACATGTTCGACATGGCGTCGTGGGCTGCGGTGAACAGGCCGACGAGCTTCTGCTGAACGCCCTCGGAGTCGATCGCCTCGTGAACGCCCTTGAGGGTTTCGCGAAGCATCCCGAGGGTGGAGCCGCCCGCCTCGGTGGCGGCGCGGGAGATGCCGGCGAGGATGCCGCCGGTCTCGTAGAGGACACCGCCCAAGTCCTTGAGGGACTGGATGCCGGCGTCGATCTCGGCCTGGATGCCGGCCGGGCCCTTGGCGGTCAGCCAGCCGTCGAACTTCTCGCCGATCGAGACGACCCATCCGGCCAGAGCTGGCAGGTAGGCCGAGCCGATCACGCCCAGCTTGCCGATGATCGCGGCGAAGGTGTCAGTGCCTCCGGAGGCGACGTTGATCGACTCGGTGAGCCTGTCGAACATGTAGCCCAGCGCCTGCGGCGTGAGCACCTGCTTGAGGTTGTTCGAGAAGGAGGCGAAGAACCCACCGATGGCCGTGCTGGTCTCGCCGAGCTTGGTCTGGAGGGTGGGGAAGACGGAGTCGATCAGGTCCTGGATCGGCTCCTTGGCCTTGGCCCAGAAGTTCGCGCTGATGATGTCCTGAAGCTCGGAGAGCTGCTTCTTGACGCCAGGCAGAACCTTGTTGAAGTCCTTCAGCGCGGCGACCATCACGCCCATGCCGATCGCGACGCCGGCCAGGATGCCGGGCAGCGTGAGGGACAGGGCGCCGATCTGCGCGAGGGACGCGGACAGGGCGGCGAGGTTGCTGGTCGCCGCGATGCCCCAGCCGGCGAGGCCGGCGATGGCCGTGGCCAGCGTGCCCACGATGGGCACCGACTTGTCCAGGTTCTTCAGGACGTTGCCGAGCTTCTCGAAGATGTTGCCGAGCACGCGGGCACCGGAGAGCGCCTTGAGCATCGTGGTCGCTGCGGCGTACGCCGAGACGGACACCTTCGGGAAGATGTTCACGACCCGGTCCCGTGTCAGCTTGGCCATCGCCAGCATGACGGCAGCTATCGCTGACTTCGAGGTCTCCGGTTCGACCTTCGCCTTGAGGCCGTCGATCTTGTCCTGGAGATCGTCGATCTCCCTCTCCACCTTGCGGCGGGCGACCGCGTCCAGCTCGGGCGTGATCTTGGCCTTCAGCTCCTCCATCTGGAAGAGAGCACCTTCGAGCTGCCGCTTGAGCTTCTCGACGTCCTTGTCATCCAGCTTGGGGTTGACCTTGATGTCGTCGAGCATGGCCTTGACCTTGTCGGCCGTGGCCTGCGCTTCGGCCATGTCCCAGTTCAGGGCAACCTCGGCACGCAGGTCGAGGCGCTTCCGGAGTTCCTCCTGCGCCTTCTTCAGGGACTCCTCATCCATGCCGACGGACAGGTTGACCTCGGCGATCTTCGCCAGCTCGGCGTTGATCTTCGCCAGGGCCTGCTTCAGCGAGGCGTCGTCGTCGTAGTCGACGGTGAGGTCCAGGCGCAGGTCGTTGGCGAGCATCTCGCGCACGGCCAGCAGCTCGTCCTCGTTCACGTGGACGTCGATCTCGACGGAGCGGAGCTTGGCCAGCTCAGCGTCGATGCGGGAGATGGCCGACTTGATCGAGTCCTGCGAGGACTCGTCCACGCGCAGGGTGATCGTGCGGATCTCGTCGAGCCGCTCGTTCAGCATGTCAAGCGCCGCGCCCAGGTCGCCCTCGTTGAGGTCGACCGTGATCGAGGTGTTGCCGAGCGAATCGAGCTGGCCCTTGATGCGGGCGATGCTCGCGCGCAGGGAGTCCTCGTTGTCGAGGTTGACCGAGAGGGTGATGTCCTTCAGCGCCTGCTTGGCCTGCGCTTCGATCCTCTGAGCCTGGGCCTTGATGTCGTCCCCGTCGAGGACGACCTTGGCCTTGACCTCCAGGCCCTTCTCGGCCTTCTTGAGTTCGGCCTGGGCCTCTTCCTTGAACTTACTGGTGTCCGGCAGGATCTTGATCGCAACGCGACCAACGATCTGCGCATCGGGCATGGGCCTACCTCCGGGCGCTGAACTGCTTGTAGATGTCCGCCACAGAGATGCGGCGCTTGGACTTCCCCTTGGGTGCGGCCTTCTTCTTGACCTTGGGCCTGGGCCACTCCGGGAACTTGGGCGGCTTCTTGCCCCAGTTGCCGGTCGCCCGTGTGTTCTGGTTGATCGCGTCGAAGATGTCGGCGGCCATATGGCGATCCACGCCCCAGCCGAAGTGATCCCTGCCGCCCGACGCGAGGGCGTAGGTCAGGGAGGTGTCGGGCAGCCTCTGCACCATCAGCAGCACGAGGGCCGGCGAGGGCCCGCGGCCTGCGATCACGTCGGCGAGATCAACGCCGTAGTAGAAGCGCAGGTCCGGGTACAGGCCCTCGCCGTAGTCGTCTACGAGCTGGGCGAGGCTTAGGCTTCCCCCGCCTGGGTGCCCTTGGTGTAGGTCTCGAAGATCGAGGCGAGCACCGCGAGGTCGCCGCCCACCTGCTCGATCAGGGTCTCGGCGTCCTTCTTGTTCTTCGCCACCAGGCGGATCGCGTCCGCCAGGACGTCGCCCTGGTCGAGGTCGTTGTCGCCGTCGAGCTTGCCCTGAAGGCCGGCCAGCTCGTCGCGCTCGGCCTTCGCCAGACGCAGGGGGTTACGCAGGATGACGGTGGTCTTGTCGTCGACCTGGATGTCGGTGGAGCCGTACTTCGCGTCGGCGGCGGCGCGGATGTCGTCGAGGGTGAACGTGGCCATGGGGTGCGGACCTCCAAGGGGTTGGATGAAAACGGGGAGCGGACCAGGGGGGTGGGGCCCCGCGAGGGGGCCCCGGTGTGCAAGGCGGGTCCGCAGTCGCACTTACACACCGGGGTGGCTTGGTTAGATCGCTTCGCCAGCCTCGAAGGAGTCGCCGTCCCAGTAGGCGTGCGAGCCGTCGCCCAGGACGACGTGCTGGCCCGTGGTCCACGCGGTGGCCGGCGAGGCGGTCACGGTGGCCAGGTCGGCGAGGTCGTAGGGGGCGGTCGAGCCGGCCGGGGTGAAGGAGCCCGGAGTGCCGGCGGTGGCACCGGTCGCCACGGCCCCGCCCAGCGGGGTGATCGCGTACGACCAGGAGTTGCCGCCGTGCGGCATCGGCTTCACGGACAGCGGGAGGCCGGCGAGGCTCTCCGTGTCACCGAAGGACAGGTCGTCACCTCGGTAGATCTCGGCCTTCGGGGCGTAGAAGGCGAAGTGGTTCTCGCCATCCACGAAGACCGCGAGGAAGGCCGCGGTGGTGGGGATCGGGTCGGTCGGGACGCCCACGGTGCCGTCCGGCAGGACGGTCGCGTTCGAGCCGTAGTACAGCTTCAGCGCCGGCACGTCGAACTGCTGGAGCGTGAAGCCCATCGACTCAGTGCGGGCGCTGTACTTGGTGCGCAGGCTCTTGTTCTGAAGCGAGCCGATGGTGGTCGCCTCGCCGCCCTCGGAGGTGATCGAGAAGATCTCCTCCAGGCTGGTGTGACCGACGGCCTCCCACGGGGAGAGCGGGGTCAGGAGGTCGGCCGGGATCTCGGTGCCGGTGGGAGCGGTGAGGTAGTTACCGCTTCCGATGACGAGGGTGGCGTTGTCGTTCAGTGCCACTCGGTGGTCTCCTTACTCACGGGCGTGTCTCACTAACACACCTGGTCATGGGGTGCTGAGGGGGAAGGGCTTGGTGCGCGGCTTGCGGATCTCGATGTCGTACTGCGTCTCGTAGCGCCACACTCCGGTCGGGAGGTCGGCGTACTGGACCGGCCCCGTCGCGGTCGCCCAGTCGGTAGCGCGCCGGGGCGCGGAGGCCATGTCGACGCGGGTGATGTGACCGCGTCCGGCGTAGACCTTCTGGCTCAGCCAGGCGTTACGCAGGACGACGCGCACCGCTTCGGCGAGGATCGCCGCGTCGGCGTCTCCGTCGGGGTCTTCGCAGAAGGACTGCACGACCACGCGGGCGGAGTCGGTGAAGCGGGTGTCGCCGGCCCACAGCCCGAAGGAAGGGTCTCGGCGGACGAGGACGAACGGGAAGTGCTGGTCCTTCTCGATCAGCGACTGGACCCGGATACCAGGGAGGCCGTCGCGCAGGACGGCCAGGAGCAGGTCTTCGACAGGGGAGAGTTCGGCGAGCGCCTTAATCTCGTCGGGAAGTCCGGCCACCGCGGCGTCCCCCCTTCTTCATGCGGATCTTCACGTGGCGCTTGACCTTGGCGCCGCCTCCGCCCTTGGCGGGCAGGTTGGCCGCGTCGGTCAGGATGTGCAGGCCCTCTGTCGCGCCGACCGTGTACCGGCTGACGACCTCGCCGTCAGGGCTCAGGAGCGTCACGTCGTAGGCGTTGCGGCCGGCCTCGATCGCCAGCGCGGAGTTGGGGTTGCCGCCCTGGTTCGAGGAGGAGGTGTCCTCCAGGAGGACGTAGCGGTCGACTCGACCTCGGTCGGTCTTGATCTGGGCGCGGCTCGCGTCGACTGGGCCGCCGTCCTTGCGGGACTTGGCTGCGGCCAGGTTCTCCTCGGCGCGCACGCGGATGACGAACTGCTTCTCTTCGAGGGAGAGCTGGACGCCGTCCTCCAGGGCCAGGAACTGCTCCAGCTTCTTGCCGCCGACTTCCTTCTCCCAGTCGATGTTCACGGCCGCTCCCGGATGTCGATCGACCAGTGCCGGGTCTTGCGGGTGCCGTGGTGGTAGGCCGGCGGCGTGACGATGTCCCACGAGGTGCCGAGCACTTCGACGCGCGACCACAGGGTCACGTCGGGCAGGTCGGCGTCCACGATCATGCGGGTGATGTTGATCTGCTGCTGGCCGGGGACCTCGGCTCGGGCGGAGCGCTGCGGGATGAGCGCGCACCGTACGTCGATCGGGCCGGCCGGGTCGGCGACCAGCACCTTGTTGCCCCGGCTGTCGATGTGCTCGACGGTTTTCCAGACCTTCGCGGGCACGCCGCGCCTGCGCTGGTGGCTGCTCACCAGGGCTCCACCTCATCCGCGTAGTACGGGAAGGGGTCGGCAGCCGGGCCGGGGGTGTCGACGGGCACCAGGCCCACGGCGACGGGACGGCGCACGGACCCCCAGGCGCTGACCTGGGCGGTGTAGAGGCCGCGCTTGCGGCCGGCCAGACCGGCGAGCAGCTCCTGCTCCTCGCGGCTGAAGTACACGGTGCCGGCGTTCTCGCCGGCTGCGTCGGACCAGGCCAGGGTCTCGTCGCCCGCGCGGGACTGGGTGTACCCCTCGGGGTTGGCCATGTACCGCTTGCACGCCTTGAGGACGAGCGTGCGCACCATGCGCGGGGCGGACTCCTCGGGCCAGTCGCGCCCGTAGTGGGCCGCCAGGTCGGAGGCATCCTCCAGCGCGCTGGCTGCGATGCGCTCCTCGTCGGGGTCGAGCGTCCAGTCCAGTCGCCCCTTCAGGTCGTCGAGGGTGGCGTATGCCACGGGATCTCCTTACTCGTCGGGGCGAGAGGGGGCAGGGCATGTCTGTCTAACACACCCTGCCCCGTCTCAGCGGACTGGATTAGGCAGCCGCACCGTCAGCGACTGCGGCAACGCCAGTGATGGCGGCCAGCTCCTGCGCCTTGGGGTCCGGGCCGTCCGGGTCCGGCAGAACGTCCTCGGCCGCGTCCAGGTCGAGCTGGATCGCGCGGACGAAGTGCTCGTGCTCGGAGACGAACGCCTGGCCGGTCGCGTCGTCGCGGCCGATCAGGATGTCCTCGACGGAGCGGAAGCCCTTGAAGGTGTTCACGACCGAGCGGTCCACCAGGTAGTTGGCGTCGTAGTCGCGAATCCAGCGCAGGGCCACGCCGTTGTGGCTCGCGGAGGAGCCGAACGGGACGGACTGCGGGACGGACGGGGCACCGGTCGCGAAGATGAACGCGGACTGCGTCATCGCGATGGCCTTGTCCGAGGGCAGCTCGTTGGAGACGACGATGTTGAAGCCGTAGCGCCGGCCGATGGACGCCTCGTGCAGAGCGGAGACGGCCTCGGAGTCACCGACGTTGGCCGCCAGGTTCAGCTCCGGGTCGGAGAGCAGCTCGGTCTCCCAGTCGGTGCCGACCAGGAGCGTGCGCGACTCCTTCGGGACGCGGAACTTGTTCAGCACGTCGCGGGCCTTGATCAGGGTCCGACGCAGGGAGCGGGTACCGGAGCCGCTCGCGACCTGGCCACCGAGGGTGACGGCGTAGTCGTGGCCGAGCAGGTAGTCCACGGCCTGGTACTCCAGACCGCGCCCCACGGCCTCGGTCTGCTTGGCCATCAGCTTGGCCCAGCCCTGGAGGTCGAAGTCGTTCTGCTCGTCGGTGAGCTGGACGGCGCTGTAGATGTCGCCGCCGAAGGTCACAGCGACGGTCTTCTCGTGGTAGGTGTCGAACTCGATCGGCGCGGTCCGCGCGTTGCGGAAGCCGTACGTCCGGAAGGGCAGGACCCCTTCCACCTTCACGTTGATGGTGTCGTTCTTGGTGCCCTTGAACTGGTCGATGCCCTCACGCTGGAAGATCGCGGGGACGACGAGGGCCTCTTCGAGAGCGACCGCAGCGGTGGCTGCGATCTGCTCGGGCTTGATCACGTCGTGCGGGGTGTACGGCACGGAAGTGGTACTCCTGTCGGTAGGGGGAGGGAGGCTCGGCGTGTCTCACTTACACACCGTGGCCAGAAGGGGGAAGCTCAGAACCTGCGCTTACGCGCAGCCCGAGCGGCCCTGACCGGATCGAAGTCCGTGTCGCCATCGGACGGGGTCAGGCCACCACCGAGCGTTTCGGGGGCCGGCGGCGCAACGAGCTTCTGAAGCTCCTTCGCGTCGGCCTCCAGCTCCTCGGGGGTCGATCCCGTCAGGCGCTTGGCCAGGGCCGGCGGCAGCTCGAACTTGGCTGCCACGTTGTTGAGCAGGATCTGCCGCTCCAGCGCCTCGTTCTGCGCCTTCAGCTCGTTCACCGCGGCCTCGAACTCCTCGGGAGTCTTGGCGTTGGCGAACTTCGCCTCGGTCTCACGCAGCCGCACGCGGTAGTTGGCCGCCTCGGCTCGCGCGTCCGTCAGCTCCTTACGCAGAACCTCCGGAGGAACGGTCTCCTCCTGGGGCTTCTCCTCGGTCGACTCCACGCCGTCACCCTGGGGGGCCTCGCCCTCCGGGGGCGTCTGCGGGGTCTCCTCGTTCGGAGTCTCTTCGGTGCTGGGGGTTTCCTGCTCGGGCACTCTCACGCCTCCTGGACGTTCGTGTTGGACTGCCGCGCCTCCTGGGCTGCGGCCTTCTGTTCCTGCCGGATGAACCGGCGCCAGGCGCTGATCGCCTGCTTGCCGGACAGGCCCTTAGTGACCTTGGGCCACAGTTCCTCGTACCGGCGGTTCAGCTCGTACAGCTCGGAAGCCGACGAGCCCTTGTACTGCGCGAGGCTGAAGACCGGCTCCGCGTAGCAGTGGCAGTTGTCGTGGTACTTGTCCCCGTCCGCGTACTCGCCGGACGTCAGCGCGGCGAGCGAAGGCCCGGCCGAAGCCTGGGACTTGTAGACGGGGCCACGAGAGATGAGCATCGCGCACCACCCACAGGGGGTACCGGTGCGCGAAAGTCTGATGTAGCCGATCACTCGGCGGTCCTTGGTCATGTGGTTCCAGACCGCTGACCTGCCGCCGTTCATGACCAGACGCTCGGCGGTTGCCGCCTGCCGTGCGCCGGCCTGCTGGTGCGCTTCCTCGCGCGCCTTGTCGACGTCGGCCGCCGGCTTGGCGGCGTCCAGTGCGGCTGTCTTGCGCTCCAGGTTCGCCGGCCCGAGAGCTTCGAGGATGACCCTCGCCTCGGCCTCGGCCTCCCGCTCGATCCGCTCCTCGTCATCGCGCAGACGGGGCAGCTCCTCGACCAGGATCTGGTCGTCGTCCGGATCGTCGCCGGCCTCCAGGGCTGGCTCCTCCTCGGAGGGCTGCACCTCCCCGCCGGCTTCCACGGACGCGCCGCTCGCGGCCTGCGGGGAGGAGTCTGAAGAGTCGGAGCTGGGGGCGCTCGACGACCCCTCCAGGGAGCCGTCGCTGGCATCCCCGATCAGCTCGGCGAACTCGCGACGCAAGGTCTCCAGAGTCACGTACGTGGGCTCTGGGTGGTACGGATCGGCCACCGTCCGGCCCGTGCGCAAGGCGCGGACCAGGCGGTAGTAGGCGCGAGCCAGGTCCCGGCTCATACGCCTGCGGGTCATCACCAGCGTGATGGCCCGGCGCAGCCACGCCGTGGACGTGGCGGCCCTCGCGGTTGGCGGGACCGCCTGCCACAGCTTCAGCGCCTCCTCGACGGTCCCCGCCCCGATCTGGGTCAAGGCCACCTGGAAGGCGATGGACGCCTGATCAGCCTCAGCCTGTCGGGCTGGGCTGGTCACGCGGCGATCAGCTCCTCAGCCGGATCGGCCGGCACGTCGGAGACAGTCGGTGTCGCGCGGGTCAGCGCGCTCGCGAGCTGGCCGACGGCATCCTCGTCCTCGGCCATGTCGACCCAGTCCTCGTACTCCGTCTGTGTGACGCCCGGCACGCGCTTCCACAGGCCGCGCTTGGGGATGCCGAGCTGCTCGGCGAGCTTGCCGAGAGCGTCAGCGGCCTGCGCCAGCGAGCGGGACTCCATGTCGCGCCACTGCACTTCACCGTGGAAGTCGTCGGCGGCAGAGGTCTCGCCCTCCAGCTCGGCCGCGAGCCTGAACACTCGCTCCCAGGCTTCGCCGAAGATGCTGCGGAACTCTGCGACCTTGCGCGCCAGCGCGGTCTCGGCAGCCAACAGGGCCTCCGCGGAGAGGTTGGCGATCTGACCCAGCAGGTGATGCGGCGGGGTCTGGCTGATCGCGGCGAGGTGCCGGATGGACATGTCCACCGACTCGATGAGCGACCCGACCGGCCCGGCCGGCAGCGACCCGAATCGAACGTCGGGGTCCTCGGCGAACAAAAATCGCCTGGCGTTGTGGTTGATGTTCGCCGGGATCGGGTTGCCGGCCGCGTCGAGCTTGGGCCGCGAGTCGACCGCCAGCGCGGGGTCGGTCGTGACGTTGCCGTTGGCGTCGATCAGCTCCATCTGCATGGGCGGAGCCATGCCGGTCGCGTACCGCACCTCGTGCGAGGTGTACGTCTGCGCGACGAGCAGATCGAAGACGGTCTGGTTGATGCGGTCCTGGAGCGCGATCATCGGCTCGACCACACCGATCGTCCGGCCTTCGAGGTCGACCGAGGCGGCGAACCGGGTGACCGGACACTCGCTCGATCCGTGCCGCTTCAGGCGGGAGACGCGCACGCTGTCCGCGTCGCCCTTGGTGGCGAAGGTGACGGCGTACTCGAAGGAGCCGTCCCACATGCGGGCCTTGCCCTTGGCGTCGCCCTTCGGCATGGCGGTGATCGTCAGCGCCGCGTACGGCGTCTCGTCGTTCGCCGGGTCCTCATACAGGGCCGCGGTGCGCTTCGCGCTCAGGCCCTTCGAGATGACGCCCTTCGGGGTCTTCTCCGTCAGGACGAAGGAGTGACCGAAGCCGAGCGCGCCCCGGTAGATGGCAGCCTGCCGGGCGTCGAGCCGGGACCGCTGCCAGTGCGACCACTCGGAGGACTTCGAGGCCGGCGCAGCCGGCAGCTCACCCTCGCCCGTGGTGCCCGAGCGGAACCCGTCGACATACAGCGCCTGGGCCGGCGTGCCGACCAGCAGGGGAATCCAGTTCGACACCGCGCGCTTCGCGAGCAGCTTGTACTCGTCGTCCGCGTGCGGCGGCATGTACGGGTCGTCGTGATGGCCTCGGATGTAGCGGTCGATCCGCTCCAGCCGGCCCTCGTCACGGTCGAGGATGGCGAGGAGTTCCTTCGCCAGCGATGCTGGGCTGGTGTCGGCCATGCCCTCACCACCTTTCGTGTCCGTCTATCACACTGCTACATGAAGTAACCCCGGCCCGAGCGAGCCCGGACCTTCTTCCCGCGCGCACGCAGGTCGTACAGCGCCTCGTGCGCCAGCATCAGGGCCGCGTACGCGTCGACCTTGCGGGGCGACTCGCGCGACTCCTTGCCGAAGCTGATGCCGTAGTTGTTCGACCGGCGACGCGCGTTCAGCGCGTGCCGGCGCAAGGTCAGGTCACCGTCGTACCGGAGCTTCTTGTCGAAGATGCTCCGCATCAGGCGCTCGTGCGCCATCGTCGACAGCTTCAGCGAGGAACGCATGTCCCAGCCGATCCGGTCCTTGCCGACCGGCGACTTCACCGACAGGCCCTCGCCGTACAGCTCGTCCCACTCGGAGATGTAGCTCTCCCAGAGGGCGACGTCGGCGTAGAACGCCTTCACGTCGTACACGCGGAAGGCGTCATGCACGGCCGAGTCGACCTCGGCCCGAGGTACGGACCAGCCGTCACCCTTCGGGCCGTCGGGCTTCTCCCACAGGCCGAGCACGAACGCGCACATGTCCCGCACGCGGATCGCAACGAGGGCCGTGGCATCGTCACTCTTACCGCCATCGAAGCCCATGACGATCTCGTCGCCCGGCTGGAGCGTCGCACCCTCATGCAGGATGTCCGCCCACTGCTCAGGCCCGTACAGCGCGTCTTCCTCGGCCACGATCTGGTTGAACCACATGCGCCGGCTGCGCGACGGAGCGATCGTCGCGTCCATGATGGACTGGATGATCGTCTCGACGTTCAGCCAAGAGGCATCGCCGCGGATCTTCGGCAGCACGATCCGGATCGCCTCGACCGTCAACGGCGTCGAAGGATGCGCCTCGATGCTGTCGTACATGAAGCCGATGTCGACGGCCTTGCCCTCGCGGATCTTGTCGTACGCCTCGCGCATCCGCTCGGCCACGCTGTCCTCGCCGGGCAGGTAAGCGTTGGTGATCGCCAGGTACCGCGAGTCCTTCTTGGTCGCGTTACCGTCGATCGTCGAGTACATCTTGTCGCCGTTGTTACCCGTCACCCAGTGATGGGTTTCGTTGAGCACTACGAACGTGGACCGTTAAAGACCGGGCCCCCTCAAGGGCCCGGTAGCTACTCGTCACCGCCTCAAGGCGCTGACGTCCGCCGTTCGCGCGGATCAGCTCGGCTCCCGCCTTGATCCCGTACGTCTCGATGAGCCGGTCACTCATCAGCGACGGGAACAAGGTCATGGTGTTACGGGTCTGGTCACGGCTCACCGCGGCCACCTGCACCCACGCCTGCGGGTGAGGGATGCCGACCGGATCGCCGGCCTCGTCGAAGTGCGAGAACCGAGACGGCCCCACGAACTCGACCATGCAGACCACTGCAAGGAGGGGGTCCTTACCGGAGTAAGCCCCAACCCTTCAGCCGCTGAAGAACGCCCTTGCGGTAGACGAACCGCCCGTTCTCATCGACTGCATACCACCACAGGACGAAGCGGAGCTGCTCCCGCGTGAACTTCCACGGGCCGCCGTCCTCGGCGCGCAGGTACTCCGCGCACCAGCCGGCGATCTGCCAGCCGAGCGTGCGCTGCGGCAGCTTCCACTGCCCCAGGGAATCCTTCGCCCAGGTAGGCCCGAGGAACGTAGGCGCCAGGGCCTCGATCTCTTCAGTGGTCAGGGTTGAGATGGGACTCACCTCCTCTCGCGATAAGGGAGACGAGCCCTACTCGGCCAGGCCGAGATCCCGCTTGTAGTCCGCGATGGCGAGGACGGCGGCAGAGTCCTGCTCGTCCTCGGGCTCGTTCAACTCGATACGCACACGGCGTCGATCGCCCTCGGCGACAAGCAGTCGCTCGAAGGCGGAGTAGATGGTCTGGAGCATCTGCCCGCTGCGCTTGCCCGACTTCTTGTAGTGGGACAAGTCCTCGCACAGCGAGTAGGCGAAGGCCCAGTCCGAGTTCTGGTAGAAGTCCGACTGGCCTGAAGTCTTGAGGGAGTCCCACAGTCGACGGGCGATGGGGTGCCAGTCTCGATCCGCGTTGGGGATCTTGACCGGCCGCATCTCGCCCTTGGTCACCGGCTGCTGGTCAGTGCCCTTTCGCGACCGGGGGCGCGCGAGGTCTTCTTCACGGTTCGGGACGGGGCCGCGTGCGCCCACCGGTCACCTCCTTTCAACGGAGGACGCTGAGAGCGTCCTGGAGTGAAGAACCGAGGAGCACGCCGAAGCGCTTTACCTCCTCGCCTTCCCGCTCGATCACGACGGTGGGCACTGCCACAACGTCGTAGATGGTGGCCGTATCCAGGCCGCTTCCCGTCGATACGTCGATCTTCTCGGGCGCATACCCGAGCGCCTCCAGCTCGGCCAGGAGCACAGGGCCGAAGCCCCGGCACGGCCGGCACATGGGAGACGTGAAGTACAGAACCCTGGTCACCCGCGCAGGCCCGCCAGAGGGCAGCCGGAGCAGGGACCGGGACAGATGGCGCCGCAGGGCACGGGGAACCTCCTTGGGGTTACACCCAGCCGCCCGTCACGAAGTGCGCGGACAGCCAGGCCATGAACGCGAGCAGAGTGAAGCGGCGCAGTCGGACCCAGCCGGTCGGCTGGCCCGCAGCCTTGGCCGTGCGCTCGGTCGAGAACCAGCGCCACACGTGCTCGGAGAGGGTGTCGCCCTTCTCCTTGTTGAAGAGGGCCTTGCCCTCGATGACGAGGAAGGCCCCGAGCCAGCCGGCCCAGAGCCATGTCCAGATACTCACGCACGCCCGGCAGGAGTCGAACCTGCTGACTGCGGCTTTGGAGACCGCGCCGCGCCCACGCGCTCGAACGCTTCGCCCATCCGATTCAGGTCTCATCGGGAACCCTGGACCGCGATGCAGGGCTGGCATCACTGGGGGCCTGTGCACCGACCACCCACGGGGAGCGTGCAAGCAGAGGCTCGATCCGGGTCTACCTCCTCACCCTCGGGCGTGCCGGTCGGTCGAGCCGCCATCCACGTTCCCCCGAGGGAAGTCGAGCCCCCTGGGGTAGCGAGCCAGGGGGCGAGGCACCACCCAGGGGAGAGGAAGCCCTGGGGTGCCGGCCGGCGCTCAACGAGCAGGGGAGGGACTCGGAGCTGCCGGGGTTACATGAGGCCAGGGTGGGCCTCGTCTCGCTTGAAGCGTTCAGCGATCTTCCGCCGCTTCGCGGCCATCGCCTCGCCGCCTTCGCGAGATGACTTGCGCTGGTGATGCCATCCGCAGAGTGCTCGTAGGTTGGCTTCTCGATGATCGTCACCAGCGATGATGTGGTCCACGTCGGTGGCCGGCTCATCGCATCGCACGCCGTAGGGGTCGCGCTCAGTGCAGCGATGACCGTCTCGCCGAAGGATTCGCTTCCGCGTCCGCTCCCAGTCCTTGGGGAGTCGGTCCTTGCGGTCGGAGTTCTGCCAGGCCGGCAACGTCGGTCACCTCCTGGCCGTGGAAGCTGAGCCCCTCGACGACGTCCTACCTGAAGAGGTAGCTGCTCGAAGCGGTCGACCCGAGGGGCAGTCTGTAGGAGTACGTGGCTACGTTCAGTGGGCGCTTCGCGCCCCAACTGCCAAGCCCGAACTACGTCAGTCGGCAGCGACTGGCGAGGCCCGACAGGGCCTCCAGCCTGCTAGTTCGTCTAGCCGCTAGCCTCTTACATATATAAGTAGGAAGTTGATCTTGGTTTCGCAGAGACGTCTTCGAGTGACGCCTGTCACATCTGTGTAGACGGACTGACGGCCAGCGTTGGCGCCGCCTGGCGGCGGCGCACAGGGCTTGTCGCAGCGGCGAAGAGGTGTCAGCGGAAGGGGTGCCCTACCGGGCACCGCAGTGCTTGCCGCCTGACGAGGCTGGGGCGGCGAAGCCGCCGGCTGGAGCTGGCCGGCTGGCCGCTTAGGCAGCACTCTGTGCAGCGCTCCGGGGGCGCTTCGGTGGCGCTCTGGCCAGCAGAGGCAAGGCCCGCGGCGAAGTGCCGGCACCCTCTGATCGACCCTGAAACCGTGGCAGAATCTCGGCTGCT